TTAAGCGACTTGTTTAACATGCTTACAATTTCCTCTAAATGTATAACCAGGACAAGAGCATTTACCATCTTCGATAGTGTATACTTTACCATTACTACCTTGTACTTGTATTACATCAGCGGCTAATTCTTCTGGTCTTTCACCTATCTTAGTAAACTTACGTCTGCTCTTAGAGAATTGTTTAATTGGATTTTTAAATACTTTATCATTATGCTGAACAAGTTGTCCTGCACTATTAACATGATAAACACCATTTGCAACTGGGTATTTGCCCCAATCAGTTATTTCTTGTAGTATTTCGATCATATGTAACTCCTAACAATTTAAGTATATTATACTAAATTAAGAAGTCTCTGTCAACCAGAAAAAGTGGCTCAAGTGTTAAATCACACTCTAAAAAGTAGCAATCTCTTTTAGTATTATTTTGTGTACCATAATAAAAATCGTTGCTATTTAAAAATAAAAGTGCATCTAAGTAATCCCAATCTTTTTCTACTATTACATCGGTAACTGGCCAATCCATGTTACTAGTAAATAAAACTGGTGGCGTTAGTAAATAATCATTTAAATTTACAATAATTTTACCAAATATAATTCTGTTATCATTGTATGGTGTTTTTTTATATCCCACAGAGTGTTTAACAATACTAGAATGATAACTTAATATTGTTTTTAAATAGTCAGGATCTCTTATGTTATCGGTTGCCCATTGGTCGTACAAATAATCACCAATTTCTTCTATTGGTAGATTATCAATTATTCTATGAGAGCCAAAATAACCTAATAAATTTTCTAAATTCTTTATGGTATTTCCTGAAGGCTCGACTAGTAAATGTTTACCCTTTTCAATTTCATCCCATTCGGTTTGTTCGCTGATTTCTTCTGGTTTCAGTTTCCAGTTCAAAGAACCATTCCAAATAGGAAGTCCCTCAATTACTGGATTTGGATTTATCTTTATCATCTTTTTCCTTTTTGTTATTACCAAAAATCTTTTCCCAGTTATCCTGGTACGCTCTTGGGTTCTTTGGATCAGTAGGCCTTTGCTTAGAGCCTTTGCCTGTGAAGTGTTTATCTGCTGACATGTATATTTTCCTTTGTGTTAATCAAAAAAATGCAGTTCCTTATATTTTCTAAAATGCGGTATCTTTTCATATGTATCGCAATCAAAGTCACAATTCTTACACCATTTTTCTATTGGGTGATCGCATGTAGGAAAAACAAAATGGTCTGGCACTTCTAAATTTTGATTCCGATAGTGCTGTTTCAACTCTTCTTGATCTTGTTTTGTCATCCTCTTCTCATTCTTGCAATGTCTATTGCTTGTGTTGTGCCTTTCATTACTGGTACTGCGTTAGACTTATGCATTGTAGCAATACCTGTTATAAGGTCGCCTGTGTACTTCATAGGCTCCTTCTTAGTGCCTTTACCATCACCTAGTTTGTTGAACTCGCCTTTCTTCATAGCCTCTTCCATAAGACTAGGATATTTTTCTCTATGCTCTCTGTCTAGTTCTGCTCTCCAGTTAGTTTCAGGTGTTCTAATCTTAAATGTACTTCTATCACGAGGATCAGGTTTTTTCTTGAGACCATAGCAGTACTCTATGTAATCTTCAAGTGTGTCGTATCTAAAGGCATGCATATGATTACGTTTGCAATCCTTGTTGTGTTTACGCCACCTAAGTTCTACCTCTTGCAACTTTGCTTTTGTCAACTTAGGCATCTTGCGTGTCTTACGAGTATTTATGGTACTCAGACCTTGTTGTAGATGCATTGTCATAGTTATAAATATAACACAATGTCTACCAAAGGTCAAGAAAAAAATGCCCCTATTTCATAACGGTGATGACCTAGTTTTATTTGTTCATGTTCCTAAATGCGGTGGTACTGCTATAGAAAATTCTTTTAGAAATGCTGGTTACGACTGGGGATATTTAAATGAGCCAATGAAGACAGGCTACGATGAAAAGCCATGTAATCCACAGCATTACCATGCAGAACTCATAGAAAAACTTATAATGCCCAGTGAAAATTGCACAGATCAATTTACAGTTATTAGAAATCCATATACTAGACTGATATCAGAATTTATGTGGCAAACTAATATTGGGCAATTAGTAACAGCAGAAGGATTTACTGATAACTTTTTTAAATATTTAGAAGAATTTACAATACAAAGACTTACTGCATATAAAACAAACGAGTTTCAATATAGAATGGACACTGATGCATTTTTAAGAAATAAGTTGTCATTTGTGTTTGATAACCACATGCGACCGCAACATCATTACGTTACTAGTGACTGGAACATTTATTGGTTTGAAGAAATGGATACAAAGTTCTGGCCTGAAATATCAAACAAGTACGGTATAACTATACCTGGTAGTATTAACCAGACTCTTGATAGAAAAATAGAAAGACCAACAGAACACAAAGGAAGCAATCAACAATTTAAGGATTTGTTTACTGAGTTTTACTACGAGGATTGTAAGTTGTTTGGTTACAACTTGCCTTTTTGATCATCCTCAAACAACTTTGCTAAATTATACCACATTCTTTCGTGCCCATAGTATAATATAAATTTAATAATTAAATCTGCTACAAACACGCCTGCTACTGCTTTTTGTGGCAATCCAAAAGATAATGCTATCAAGGCTGTTGTTATTGATGCTATAATACGCCACGTTACTGCTTTTGACAAGTGAAGTTTTTGCGATTTATCCATCAACTGTAGTCTTGTAGCATTTTCCTTATTTCTAATGCGTGTTGCTCTTCCATGCCAATCTGCCCTCTAGCATATTCTTCTAACATTATACTAGCATCTGCAACTTCTTCTAATAGAACTTTGTACATTTCTACAGCCGCCATTTCATGTGCTAAACTTTCTTGTAGAATTTGTTCAACACTATGATTGTGATTTTCTTCAATAGGCGAAATATTTTGACTTGGGTGACCGTTAAAGCCTGTGATGTATTCGCCTGCCTGCAAGGCGTGTGCTAAACTTTCATTGGCTTGTTCTTGTAAGAATGTCACGATAGGAATCCTATTAGGTCCTCTGACCATTAGTGAACTGTGAGCATAACGTACTACACCAGCCATTTCTAATTCCACTATTCTATTAAGTATATCGCATACTTTCGATTCATTTAAATCTTTCAATTCCATATATCCTTATTTTCCTAATAAACTCATTCCTAATTCTTTCATTATTCTCCGTAATTTGGTCCAACATCCAATCTTTTAATGTCGGTTTCTTCTAATATCTCTCCTGCCCAAACTTCGACTATACGCAACGGCACTTGGCCTGGGTTACTTAGTTTGTGTGTCTGTGCTGGCCTAATATACACACTTTCGCCTTCTGGAATATAAAATTCTCTTTCAGGCATTTGTCTAGTAGCACCTTGTTTAAGATGTCCTATACCGCTTAATACTATCCAGTGTTCGCTTCTGTGAAAATGAAATTGATCACTAAGTTCTTTACCTGGATCTATCTCAAGTTCCTTAACAACATATCCTTCACCGGCATATAGTTGCCTGTATCTGCCCCATGGTCGTTCAATGACTGTGGTTGTGTAATCTTGTAATAACTTACTACTACTTGCAACTTTGGCTTCACCGCCAATGCCGAACTCTAGTGCTACATCGTATTTATTGCATATATCTGTTTCTCGTATTCTTTTAGTATCACTACGATCACCGCCATTGCAAAAACATATTCTTGCATCAGGATTTCTAATTGCAAAATTCATAATAGCATTACTGCTACTATCATCTACATCTTGAGATTGTATGATTACTTGACTTACACACTTCATTTCTTCCAGTATGGCTTTTCGCTGAACTTGATCCATAAATGGTCTGCCTTTCTTTCTAGTAAGCCATTCGTCGCTGTTAAGTAGCACTATTACATTGTCTGCTAACTTACTTGCATCTTTAAACATTTGCAAATGTCCAAGATGCACAGGATCAAACCCGCCACTAACGAGTGCGTAATCATATTTCATTCTTACTTCCTTGCCCAATCTCTTTGTTGCATGAGCCTCTTAGTTGCACGATATTTGTTTAGTGATCTTTTACCTTTAAGGTGTTTTTGGCCAACTGTTGCTGGAGGCATTGCTTCCCCTCTCATTATTTTCTCACGCAACAATTTTTGTCCTTTTTTAACACCTGTGGCTTTTACTCTTTTACGTTTAGCACTTGGTTTTTCGTAGTATTCTCTTTTAGCAAGTTCTTTTTGGAAATTATCTTTTAATAATTTTTTCTTTAAAGTTCTGATTGCTTGGTCTACATTACCATTGCGAACGTATATTGCAGAATCAAATGGATCACGTGGCTCGAACTTCTTTTTGAAGTCTTGCTTCTTTTTGTAATCATATTGATATCCTTTCTTGATATCATTTCCTTTAAATTTGTTATTCAACTTTACCTCTTTTTTAATATTATTTTTATTATACTAGTTATCATCTAGTTTGTCAACCTCGTTGATATACGAAATTGTACTGTGATCTAGATCGTTAATATACATTTCTTTGACTTTTTTCTCTTTAAGATCTGTTATATTATATGTTAAATCTATAAAATATGCTTCTAAAATACTTCTTATACCTCTAGCACCTGTTTTTATTTTGATTGCTTCTTCTGATACTGTTTTATAAAAGTTATCTGTAAAGCCTATAATTATTCCTTCAAGTTTGTATAACGCCTTAACTTGATTGCTAACACTATTTTTACTTTCTTGTTGTATGTGTATTAAGTCATTAACATCCAAAGTTGTTAAACCTGCTAAGACAGGTACCCTTCCTACTAGTTCTGGTATTAATCCGTATTGTATAATATCTTCATGTGTAGCATGTAAATAAACATCTTTGTCTAAGTCATTTTCGCTATCAAGTGCAGATTTAAATCCTATTTTATTTTTCTTGTTTACTCTTGCTTTAATAATTTTATCTATTCCGACAAATGCTCCGCCCAATATAAACAAAATATTATCAGTGCTAAATTCTATTTTTTCACTTGATAATTTATTTGAACCAACGTTTATGTACGTTGTTGTGCCTTCTATTAATCTCAAGAGTGCTTGTTGGACGCCTTCGCCACTGACATCACGTGTAGATGTGTTAGACTCACTGCTACGAGCCTTTTTATCTAATTCGTCGATAAACACTATGCCTTTTTCAGCAAGAGCAACATCTCCATTGGCGGCTTGTATTAATCTTTCAAGTACACTTTCTGCATCTTCACCGACATACCCTGCTTCAGTTAATGTGGTTGCATCTGCTATTGTAAAAGGTACTTTTAGTTTTTTAGATAGTGTTTTAGCAAGTAATGTTTTACCAACACCAGACGGACCTAGCATTAGTATATTACTTTTTTCTATTTCGACGCCATCTACTACAGGTGAATCAATGCGTTTATAATGATTGTATGCACTTACACTTAAAACTTTTTTGGCATATTCTTGCCCTACAATATATTGGTCTAAGTACTCGCGTATTTCTTTTGGATCAGCAATGTTTTCTAATTGTAAGTCATCATCGTCGAACTCATCGTCTATAATTTTATATGATAAATCTATACATTCGTTGCAAATGTAGACATCTGGACCTGCAACAAGTTTATTAACTTCGCTTCTATGCTTGCCACAAAAATTACATGATAGTGAGTTTTTATCTGTGCTGTTGTCTTCTGTCATTAACTTTTAGGTTTCTTAATGTAGTATTTACTATCTGTAGGATTTTCTTTGTTATCTACTGGCAATTCAGTTTTGGGAGTAAATGTCCAACTGTTTGGTACTTTTGGTTTTGGTTTAGGTGCTACTGGAACTTCGACTATTTTTTCAACAATTCGCTCTGGTCCGGGGACTTCGACTTCCACGATTCTTTCCACGATTCGCTCTGGTCCGGGGACTTCAACAATTCGCTCTGGTCCGGGAACTTCGACTTCGCGAGTGACCACGACCTCCTTTGTGACAGGGACCTCCTTCTCAATTGTGACAACCTTCTCGACCTCAACAGGAACCTCCTTAATAACTTCCTTAATGATTTCTTTTTCTATTATAACTTCTTTAGGTTTTATGTCAAGCGAATTCTTAACATCTTCGAGATTTTCTAGTGTTCGTTTATACTTATCGTTTAATTCGTCTAATTGCTTTTGATACCTATATTCTGAATCTTTTAATTCGGTTTCAAGTTCGTCGATTTTTAAATTTTTTTTTTGGTGATACTGTCGTAGTTAGCAATAACGTTGGCAACAATTTCTGCTTTAGAAAATTGAGCAGGTATTTCAACACCACCATCTAGTGCCATTTGTAAAAGTTGCGATTTAGTCTTGCCACCTAATATTTTGTTTAGGTCGTCTTCTAGTTTTTCTGTTTTCTCAATTTGATTTACAATGTCTGCTGTTTTTTGATTGTCAATATTAACAATTGGCTCATTGATACTTTCAAAGAAAGTTTTATCTCTACCATTGTAATCACTCATCACATCAGCGGCATCATCAACAGCACTTGGCAGTGGTTTGTAATCTTCGTCTGATATTTCCTCTACTACTTCTCTGCCTGTTGCTTCATCGATTTCAAATTCTTCCACACTTTCTTCCGGTTCTGGGTCTGGATCTTTTGGTGGTAGTGGAGGACCACTGCTTTCTAAGTTAATACCATGACGTAATAATGTTTGGTTAGCGGCAATAACTAGCATAACTGCTAGTGGATCAAATACAAATACTAATAGTAGAATGAATAAACGTATTGCCTGGTCTAACACATCACGTTCGTCATTACCATATATTAATTGTGCCAAGTATTTAATTGGTCCTACTTCTCTATCTAGTGTCCTAACTTTTTGTTCTGCGTCAAATTTCTCGTCTTTAAGTGCTACTATGTTACTGTAAATGGCGTCAATGTCGCTGTTAAAAGTATCTATCTTTATTAAGTTATCATCTGCCTGCGATGAACTCTGGCCACGCAATCTGTTAATTTCATCATTAGCACCTTTAATAGTGTCTTGCGCCTGTGCCCTGTAATTGTCAATTGCATCTTGGAAAACTTTAATGTCTTTACTTGCTTGATCTCTTAGTCTAATCTTCTCATCTCTGATTTCATCTCTTTCATCTGTTTGGCTATTTCGCAGTTCGTTAGCCTGTGCTACATAATCTATCTTTTCTGTTTCAGCACCTTGGAATATTCCGCCTTCGTCGAGTGTGATAATTTCTATACCTTTACTTCTTAAATCATTTACTGCTTTATCTAGTTCTGCTAATCTACTATCCTGTTGAGAGAGATCTACTGTGAGTTGTTCTCTAACTGTGGTTATTTGTTCTTGGTTGTAATCAATGTCACCTTGAACTCTAATCCAAGCACCATCTCTGATTTCTTCTTGTTGTGTTATGCTAGAACTAACATCAATGGAACCACCGATGCTTTGTATTCTGTCTTCTAATATTACAATTTTATTTTCTTCTCTGGCTATTTGAGCATCTACACGTTCTACTATTGCTACAGCATCTCCTGTGTTACTTGCTTGATCTCCAGCGGCTTTGCTGAGATAACCAAAGATACCTATACTTGTAATAACCATTAGTATGACAACTGCGGTCGTGAGGTAGGCCCGTAACATTAAGGATGTTTCGTTCCAATATCTGTACAGCCAACTTGCTGTTAGTAGTTTACCTACTTCAAGTGTGCCAGCCATTACGGCTATACTCAGTGGCATACCACTAAATAGTAGCATTAAGCCGACTATGGAAAACCATGCGGCAACACCGGCAATAGCCAGAGCAGTTATTAATGTTAGAATACCAAATATCATATACATATTTATCGGATAATATACACATATGAGAACAATTTTCGTTAACGCAACTGTAAATCCTACCGATTATAATACAGTACAGAAAAAAATAGCAAAAGCCTTTATCTCAGATTCTATACATGATAAAGACTATAACACACTTAATTATGTTAATAAACATGATTATATTAGGTGGGTATTACACAGGTCTAAACGTTTACGAAGAGAAATTTCCGTTAATTTGACATCAGATCATTTTATATATCCAGTATCAATTGATATTAACGAAGCAATCAATGTTGAAAGTCCGTTTTGGGTAGATTTAGTAAAAAGGTTTGAACCTATTCAAGATTGGCGTGTTGTTATATCTATTTCGGAGAAAGCGGCATTTAGTTTGCAAGGTGCAATTTTTAGTAAATTTTTTAATCATCCAGAATTTAGTGCTATGGTGAGTGATATTTGGGAATGTGGTCCTCAAAAAGATACTAAACCGCAAACAGGAAGTGATGATAACGTTGAAGTATGGGAATACTTTGTAGAAAATTGTAAACGACATCTTAGACCTGCAGGAGAATGTAAACATAAACGATTTTATATAAAATCTAATTCAGACAAGGATTATACACATTTTTTACAGTCACAAGGCGTAGATTTCGAAGTTGTGCCATTTGAATATTTTTTATTCGATGTAAACAATACATGTGGTATAAAGTCTTCCAGAAATATGGATATGATGGATTGGGAAGAAGCAATGGACGATCAGCCATTTGATATAGAAAAAGTTATGGATAGTGTTTGGCATGATGACAAGGAATATGATGCATTGCTTTTAAATAGGATGCCAAAGCAACACAGACTAACAACTATTATAGAAGCAGAAAAACGCGGATTGCTAGATAACATGATATGGAGTTGTGGCGCAGAACCAATGGGCATGGTAACACCTGGAGAGGATCATGAATTAGATAGTAAAATTATTAATATGTTACCAAAACAAGCAGAATTTGAACCGCATGATAACATATCAGGAAACAATATACCTATTCGCCACGACAGGAAATTTAATTTAAAATGGCCACAAAAATGCAAAGTAAACATAATTACAGAAAGTCAAGCAAGAGATTTGATCATTGAGCATACACCTCCACACCCGGTAAGATTTTTAACAGAAAAAACATTTAAAGCAATGGCGTGGGGAATGCCTTTTCTATTTGTAGGCAACCAACATGGCCTGCAACGTATAAGAGATTTAGGTTTTAAAACATTTCCAGAGTGGTTTGATGAAAGTTATGATGACCTAGAGAATTTTAATTTACGAATACAAGCCATGTTTGATTCCTTCGAAAAATTTCTATCAGAAGAGCATAGCATTGAAGAAATCAAAGATTCGCTTGTACATAATTTTAATATGATACATGACACATATTGGGTATCTAGCAGATTAGTAGATCCGATGCGAATTATAATTGATAGAATTGACGAACAAAATATAGATGATTAATATTTTTGTACCTTTAGATATAAGCACTTATGCAACTGGATATTTTGTTGATGAAACAAAAGTTCAACATATGGAAAACGAATTAAGTCTAACAGGTAAGGATTATATTGAACACGATATTTTTCATGTACTTTCAAGATCTCCGATGTACAATAGCGATTTGGATTTTTCGAAGTATGATAAAAAAGTGTCGATCAGTCCATTTAGGCTTGCAGTGGATGATATTGATTTATTAGATCAAATAGGCAGACGACTGTCTGATTCATACGACGACGAAATAATAATTTATATTACTATGAGTGAGCATCTTGCCTGTGTCCTTTCGCGTGAATTTTGGCTAAAGGCAGTTCCTAATTTTAATATAGTTATATCAGATGTATGGGAACCAGAATTTTTAGACCATAATCCAACACTATCTATGTATAATGTTTTTGAGTTTATTAAAGAATGCAACGATGCAGTAGCACCTTTTAATATCAATATTATAAAACCTAATTCACATAATGGTTTACAAAAATGGTTAACTGTAAATAAAATTCCTGCAAGTATTGTAGTATTTGAATATTTTTTATATGATACATGGGTGCAAAGTGGTGTCACCTACCATGGGTCTAAGTTAGATAACAAGACAGACTTTGATATAAATTCATTTTTTGAATTGCAACAAAAAACAGAAAAAAGTAAAGATTTGTTACTGTTAAACCGTACATACAAAGCACACAGAGCCGCTATAGTTAACGATTTGTACAAGGATGGGTATTTAGATAATAGTTTTTATAGTTTACAAGAAATTAATGAAGTAGGAGAAGCAAGTGATATTTTAAAAGATTTCACGTTGCCTATTCTTGCTGATAGCGAACCAGAGCATAATATAAGTGTTGATGGATTTATGCAACATGACTCTGTTGCAAATTATGACTGGATTCTTAAATCAAAATTATATGTTGGCACAGAAAGTTATATGTCAGTGGAATCTCAACTACTTCAGCAGGGTTATACGCATTACCCTATTAGGTTTATCAGTGAAAAAGTGTTCAAACCAATTGCATGGGGAATGCCTTTTGTAATTTTAGGAAATGCTTTTAGTTTACTTAAAGTTAGACAATTAGGGTTTAAAACATTCGACGGTCTTATAGATGAATCGTATGACAAAGAAACTGATGCTGAAGTTAGATACAAGATGGTACTAGATTCTATAAAAACATTTCTAGATAATCCCCCTGATAGAGATAAAGTTTTGGAAATTTGTAAATTTAATTTAGATTTATTTTATAGCACAGATTTTCAATTAAATCAATTTGCCGACATGGCAAATCTGTGTGTAAACAATTATTATAATTTTAGAAGGAAAGTAGACGAAGAATTCAATCAGTAAGGGCACCGGTTACTTTTTCTACGTTCTCTATATCATTATATATCTAATTGCTCGAGCAGTTAAGGGTGCCGTCCTCTATGCAATTAGGAATAGTTTAACTATTCTTTCTCCGTTTATTGTACGTCTTCTATGAAACGCAATTTTTGATGGTCGTTAAGTTCAACAGTAGCACTATTATGCTCATGTTCTCTTACTGTGGTCTTTTGTACCCAACATCTTCCATTTGTTAATTCCTTAACAATTTCATCTGCTTTGTCAAAAGCCATTTCAGCAAACCTTTCACAACCTGTATGCGATACTACTCGCATATCAATTAGACCTTTGGCTTGTAACAACTCAATGGTTTCCATTTCTGGATCATTCTCTGCTACCAAGTAAGTATGATCAAACATGTGTTTCAACCATTCTTTAAGTGGCTTCAATCCACCAAAGTCTACTATCCAGTTACTCTCGTCAAGTTCGTCTCCACCAAAGGTGAATTCAAACTGTAGAGCATAACCATGGATTAAGTTACAGTGACTATCTGCCTTCCACTGCCTAAACGCACAACTGTGGCCAGTTGAATGCGAATATGTTTTACCTGAATAAAATCTTTTGTTCATCTATATGCCTCAAATAGTTTTACTATTATAAGATCTATTTAGGCATCAGTCAACCTATTTTTTATAAATTCTGGTAATTACTTCTTTTTCTTTTCCATTATGGCAACTGCTTTGTCGTATTCTTTTTTATCAATTACGCCTTCAGCAAGTAGTCTTGTTCTGTTTGCCATATGTCTTTCATATAACTCTTCTTTGCTACCACCATAGTAATCAACACAATGACCTGCGTCCATTAGTGCTGTTACTACACTACATTGCTCGCCATCTTTGTCAATAATAAAATCACCAAGGATACGTCCGAACTTGCCTTTCATATCTTCGCCATCTCTATTGATTTGTGTTTTTAGAATTGAGGTTTTACCTAGCATTGCCTTAAGAGCATTCTTAGCCGCAATACCAAATACCTTTTCGACCTTATCGCTTGTTCGACTTTCTGGGGTGTCGATACCCATTATTCTTACTCGTTCGTCGCTGAGTACCACACCAAAGCCTAAATCTATGTCTACGTCTACTGTGTCGCCATCAACAACTTTGAGTATCTTACATCTATACTCGTACATTGTTTTACTCCTACTCCCACCTACGGGATTATAAGAGTATTTATCTAATAGACTTATAAAATTTGTGGTTACCAATTGTGGTGACGAGTGTCATATGAGGTGCCCAAAACGGCTCAATGAAGTTTGCATGATAATGATCTGATCCATCTGTTAATCCTAAACCTAGATCATGATTGATTACACCATATGCAACATCTAATGCTCTTTGCCAACTGTCTGGCTCGGTAGGTTCATCACTGATACCATCGCACCACCAACTGAACTGGCACATACCTTTTACTGGATTGAAGATGCGTTCTTCTTGACGCAAGTCTTCAAACCTAGCAGTTTTCCAACTTTCATATACAGGGCCTTGTTTAACTACTTCACAAATAGTGTTTGGAAAAGCCACACTTTTGACTCTATTGATAGTGACATCTGCTACTGCCCACATTCCTGAGGTTCTTTCGCTTCTTGCTTCGTGATAGATATTCAATGCTAGGCATTCTGCTTCTTGACGCAGATCTAACGGTCCTATCATTGATGCTTGTACTGATGTACAGAAAAATGTTGCTATCAACATCAACTTCTTATACTTGTTCATATCTCTTGCCCCTTTATATAAACTATATTATAACAAATTTGTGTGAATGTGTCAACTATTTATACTTTAGTGTCTTCTGCTCTATGCACTCTTTTGCGTAAAGACGTACTGCTAAAACTGTGATCTCTGCCGTTATACACTATCTTACTGCCACGTTGTTTAGCAATATCTTTGCCTGTAAAGTCTTTGTTTTTATATTCGTCACCTAGTACTCTAACATCTATTGGTAATGTAAGAAGTAAGTCTAGTAAGTCTTGCTCGGTGTTGTAAATAACTATTTCATCTACATACTTAACTGCCGCTAGTTGTATTTGTCTTTCGACTATTGTTTGTACAGGTTTATTTTTTTCTGGTCTGTCTTCTGTTGGATCGTTTTGTAATCCTACAATTAAATAATCACAGTGATGTTTTGCTTCTTCTAGCATTGTGATATGTCCTGCATGTAGCAAGTCAAAAGTAGAACAAGTAAATCCTATCTTTCCGCAATCTTTATAATTTAATTTCATCTCTGACTACTGGTTGTTTACTGTAATCTAACTCACCTGCTGTAATCTTGCAAGGAATAAATTTAGCATTGTTAATAACTTTTCTAAGTTCTTTATCTAACTTAGTTCCATCGTTTAGTAGTTCATTGCTGTAAGGAACTTCTACTGTGATTGTTGCTCTGATAATTTTCATACTATGTGTTGCTCTCTACTCTTCTTTGCTGTGTGCTTAACACCTGACTTAGTAACATATTCATTTGTGATGCCTTTGGTACCGCCACCTTCACTCAGCAGTAAACTCACAATAGCAATCAAACTTGCTATCATACCTGCCGCTAATATTACTCCGTCCATTATTTGTATTCTACTTCTACGGCCATGCCGTTATCTTGAACAATATTTATGTGTTCAAATTCAAACTCGTCCCCTGTTACTTGTTTCCACAATTGCCATTGTGTCATGACAGTTTTGTCGGCGCCTCTTGTTCCATGCAGATGCATAATTTTTGCATCGTCTATGTTTGCTCCATTCCATGCTTCTATTTGTGCTATGTAATGTGGATTAGATATTGCTTGTGGTACAGCATTCATCATTTGAAAATTCATTGTTGGGTTATGCCATTGGTTAACATCTTTGTTTTCGCTGTACATCATTTCATTAAATATAATTTGTTCTGTTCCCCAAATGTTGTAGTCCCAATCGTTAGCATACTTCCAACCTAAGTCCCAAACTTCCTGTGACATTGTTTTAGGATAGTATCGTACACCTGCATTAAAGTAATGTTGATGTTGTAATCCATATTTGTTGTTTGCATCTTTGCCGCCTAATGTTTTAGGATCTGTGTAATTAAACATTTGAAAGTGTTCCAGTTGATCAAACACATTTACTGGCTTTAGCATAATTGTATCTAAGTCTAAAAACAGTATATTGTTTTTGCCACCATCCCACATTTCATAAACTTCGCCAAAGTTTTTATCAAAAACTTCCTGGTAACTGTCTACTTCATTTTCAATGATTTCAAAATCCCAGTCGCCTTCTAGAAATGTATCAACACTTTCGCATACTATTTCGCTCATACTAGAATACAGTTTAAATGTATTATCCGCACCCTGGTCTGTATTATATTCTAATTTATCGTTGTTCTTAATACGGCAAAGGGCCATTGAGACTATGTTTGACATGGTTTTTTCCTATTCTTGCTCATATTTAACTGTTTTTTACCTATTATGAAACGGTTTAAGGCAGATCCTGTAAATATATTATGTAAATGAGGTTGTGATAAAATTCTCACAACCTTTAACAATTTGAGTCCCTCTGATGAAACTCTAAGATACACGATATCAGAATACATCCACCTCATTTACTTTTTTAGTTTCAACTGCTCTATTGTATAGTTGCTCACTTGCTAGATTCTTAGCCTTTGCCTCGCATTGTATATCGAACTCATCTAAAAACGTTAATGCCCAGTCATTTGCATCTTGATTAGGATAGTAGTCAGAATGTGCTCTTAGTTTTTGTTTCTTGCCGCCTGTCTCTAATAGATCGGGTATGGAGTGTAAGGTAGTGTGCCTGTTCGACTCATCAATTCTACTTGACTGATTGAGCCATTCATCCCTGCTATAACTATAATGTATAGTAGGCCTAACACCACGCCAACTGTCAATGACCATTTTAACACGGTCATCATCTGCTTGTATATATTCTTCATCTCTAATCCAATGATGATGTATGTCTAGCACTAGTGCAACATGATCTTTCAGCATAAGACTTGCGTCTAAGCCATGACACATTTCGTCATTCTCAATAGCAATAGTGTTCCTAGCCTCAGGGGAAAGCCTAGGCAATACATCTATGATACCCTGATATCCACGTCTACCTGATATGTGTACATTTAGTTTCATATCCATAAACTCTTTGCCGTAACCCATCCATCTGGCCATATCAGCATGATACTCGAATTCGTCAATGCTACGTTCTACGACGTCATCATTGTCCGAAGCAAGGACACAAAACTGACCAGGATGAAAACTAATCCGAACATCACGCTCACGAGCATGATCACCAATTCTTCCAAATCCACGGGCAAGTTCCTTACGAACTGTTTTATCTTCGAAAACATATCTCCAACTGGGTTCAGTTGCCATTGGTATTTGGTTACTGCCCAGTCTAACCATTCTCCTGCCTGCAGGTAAACTGCTGGCGTAATCAACGAGGTTGTAGGCACTTTGCATGTTGTGTTCAACTATGTCTAATAGTTTTTGTTCAGCAACACTTTTTTCTTGTCTATTGCACCATGCAACAGTTGTGCCTTTCTCGGTGTATTGTTGTTGTATTTCTTTTAATACTTTAGGTTTCTGTGTTTGATCGCTGTCTAAGTATTTACAACAAAAACCAATTCTTTTAACTGAGTTGTTAAACATTATACACCTTTAGGAATGTTGATATATGTTTTGCTTCATATATGTGTTTTCTTTCTTTATTGAATTTAGGTTGTGGTGCTTCTAGTGAAGTGTAGTGTTTGTACAAATGTTCTGAAATTTTTTCAACTTTACGTTCTAGATAATGCAATGGTTCTCCGTTTTTGTATACTTCATAATAAGGTTTGTACATATCTGTTCTGCCTAACTTGCTGACATCACCTGTTTGATTGTATGTATGTACACCTTCGAATAATGCAGGTGTTTCGTATAATGATATATCCACAAGCATATTATACTGGTTTAGGCTGGTGTTTGTCAAGTCTATTATTGTTTTACCTGCTTCGTCGGTTGGCTTGCCTATTATTGCAATGTCTATGTCCCATGTAGGCAAATGCGGAAATGCACCGTGCATAAAGATATCATGATTTGGAAAAGCATTAACTAAATGCTCTACAGCAAATTCGCAAAAAGTTTTGACGTCTGGCGGATTCCAAGCAATGTCTGTTTTTATGTAGTCGCCTGCCGTATATGTAAAGTTGTCTGTATTTGATTCAGATACCATTCTACCCAATCCGTTTTTGTGAGTACATTGTAATTATGTTCGCAAATTTCTTTAGTTTTATCATGTATCTCGGTTACTTCTAATTTAGATAAATTATAGCATAATTCAACTGCTAGGTCAACTCTTTCTTTTGGTGTATTTGCATTATAGTAATCTTCATTCCACATGCTATTAAATGTTTTAAAACCCATGTCTGTGAGATACTTATCTACCCCTTTACCTTTACCTATTAAGTGTATGAATGGTCTTTTGTGTTTTATAGGTTTGATTATTTTTGCAGTATAGAACATAGTAGCACCTACCTTTTGTTCTACATCATGCCAGTCTTTTTCGTAAACACCAGGTACTGTGTTTGCCATTGAATCTACAGTAATTGTGACTGCACTATCTTTAAAAATAATTCCGTCCAGATTGTTACGATCATTTAAATGAAAGCCGCCAGTAAACCTACTAGATTCTGGTATTTCTTCTGGGTAAGAATTATGCACATCAAGTTGTATCATTGTGCGTGGTATTTGTAATTTACAGTATTGCATAAACTCGTTTGTAAAATGATGTTGCTTATGCATATCAGTATTAATTGTTCTGTATGCTGACCAATGCGTATCTTTTAATAAATCTTTTTCAAACAAACCTTGCAGTAGCATAAATCTATCATAATGAAAATTACCTGCTAAGAAATTAAAATGTTTAGTTGGTGTAGTATCAGGAATTTCGTGAATAATATAATGTGTTATGAGGTGCAACGGATAATGTACATGTAAAAAGGGTGTATTTTTAATTCCGTTTAATGTTGGCTCTGCTAAAACCACCCTGCTTGGGTCAATTGAGTTACTGACACAATACTCTAAAATTTTATCTAAGTCTATTGCTTCAAAGTTCTCACCTTGCTTTAGTGGCTTTGGTATAGGTAAGTCATACACATCTATTAGGTTCATACGATCATAGAACTGCATAATCTTATTTTTTTGCGTACTAGGTAGTAATGACATTAGTGACATGTGTGTATTTAATAAGTAACCTGTCACTATTCTTTGATTTACGATAAATACTTTTATCAAACATACACACATATACTATAACCGGTTAAAAATATAAGTGGAGAAAAAATAATGGCAGACACTAAAAATTATGGATTAAAAGGTGTAGGCGCCAATATAGAATTAGGCAAAAGAGGCAACACGATCGAGAGCGATGGCGGAAACGTCATCCTTAAAACGACCGCTGGTGCATTGGCCACAATCGCAGGAGCAAACGGTACTGCTTCAAGTCATTTCGTAACAAAAGCACAGATGGACGCAGGTCTATCTGGTAGTGCTGATGGATTCCAAATTAGTTTGGGCGACGTTACGTCTTATGGTGACGGAAGTTATGCCGGCGGTGCAATAACACTAACAGATAGTACTAAAATTTCAAGTGCGATCGATACACTAAATGAAACGTTAGGCTTGTTAGTACCAACAGCACCAGGTGATTTTCCAAACAGTGAAACTTTAACAGTTTCAAGTGTTGGAAGTGCACCTTACCTAGCAGATGGCTCAGTTCCAGATAGAACCTCAGGAGGCACACTACCAGCAAGTGCAGGTGCAAGTGTGACTCGTGTTACTGATACAACTCCAAATTCAAGTCAAGTAGACAACTTTAGATCAGACTCAGGAACGTTAGCGGCTGTAGTCAATGGCTCTACCTCAGGTAGTGTTACATTTGACGGCACAGACAAAGATGGTACTTATACTGATTTACTCGTTAGCGGATATGCAGACTCACCAAGTGATACCCCAGGATTTTATACAGAAAGTGATGCACAAATTAGAATTGCATCGGCTCTAAGTACAGGGTGGAATAGAATCCAAATGACAAAAACTGATACAAGTGACACTAATGAAGTGTACTTTGTAGTAGATGATCTAACAGGATCACCAACAGTTGCGTCAGGAACTATAACAGGTGACACTAATGGTACAACAGCATACAGTTCAGGTATTGAACATTTTGGTTCAAGCGGTGCTGTAACTATTGGCAATTTGACAATGACGAATTTGGCAGGAGAGACATATAGAAATGGTAACCCTATTTCCGTATCTGGCTCTGATAGCATAATCAGTACACAGTCTTACTCTTATTCAGACGTAGGCGTATCAACTCCGATTACCAGACAAACAACAAGTGCTCAATCCTTGAGTGCTTTAACAGTAAATGTTAATGGTTCTAACAGACACACGTCAGGAACATTAACAGTAACAGGTACAAACGTAAATGGTTCAGGCTCTCAGTCTGTATCAGGTACAATATTACTCAAAGCAGGCACGGCGCGAAGCAGTGATGTAGATGAGCAAAACATATCTATACCATCAGGAGCAACTGGCGGTAATAGAGTAGACTTAGGTTCAAGTGCAACAGGTGATACACCTTTAGGCGCAGGCAACCTTCCAAGTAGTAGTTTAACATGGGACAGTACTCAAGACTTAACAGCAAGTGGCTATGCTCACGAGGCTGGTGTAGTTGCAGGTATTTTATCCTCTGATCAAACTGATTACACATCAGGCTATTGGCCAAATGAAAATGTTGTAGACTATAGTGGCAAAGATGCTACTCAGTATATGACATTCTATTTTGCCAAATCAGCCGTTAGTACTTTTAGTATTAGCATAACAGGTTCTTATACAGGACTATATATAGGATTGCCAGGGGTTAGTGATAGCAATAGCACATCACCTAACGCAACTGGCGGAGCATGGTATGATGCATTTACATTATATGATGGCTCAGGTAACCCAGGTGGGGTAGGCAATGGCGCAGGCTGTGGTAATGGTTCAATTGCAAGTGGGAGTTCCGGCTCAGTTTCGATTACATTAGGTACAGAAAGCACAACAAACGCCACCAATAACGTTGTTTTGATTAGAGTCAAACTAGGTAGTTCAGACTCTATATCAGCAATTAGTGTTTCTTAAGGAGGAATGAATAATGGCAATTACAGATAGCGATAAATTAGATTTCCTTTGGAAGAAGGTCGTATACGGTGTAACCGAAACGAACATTGATGGCAAAGACGGACCTAACGAAATTTACAAGAGTGAAACTTTAACCCTTGCACAAGACGTTTGGCAAAAATCCTCAGATATACCTGCAACAGCACCTACAAGTAGTGCAGACACACCAGTGAAATATTATGGTGCGAACTCGGCCAGTGGCGATTACGTTGCTGAACCAATTCAAATGGTTGCTGACCCAACCGTTTCAGGAGGTAAGACATGGATAGCAGTGGCCGATCCGACAGGTAACGTTGTTCCAGGTAGTGCTAATAGACTAAGAGACTTTATACCACCTTCGATTGGTAGTACATATCTTGCTAAGGTTTATACAACTGAATCAAATGCTAAAGCAGATTCAAGTAAGATGAATGCGTTAAGTTCCAATGAAGAATGGGTGTTCGATTATGCGGCAGGTATTTTACACTTCCCAAATAATGTACCATCAGGTATTAGTAGCAATGTATTTTTAGTTGCTCACCAATACGTTGGTACAAAAGGTGTTGGTGCTAGTTCTAGTGCAAATGGCTTGGTTTTTGCAACTGCTAACGTTTCATACGATAGCGGTACTGCAAATATATTCCTAGTCAATAATGCAGTCAGAGCCTCAGCAGTTATAATCGAAGTTGATGCGGCATGGACTGATGCTAATAACACAACAGCAATTACTGTTGGTTCTAGCACAGATACAGATTTATTATTTAAGGCAAGTGATATTGATTTAACATCAGCCGGACAATATAGATCAGACTTCCATTACATATGGCCAAGCAGTTCAACGGTGCAATTAGTAGCAGAGGTAACTCAAGGTACCGCTTCGGCAGGTACAGCCAGAGTTTCCGTGGAAATTGAAACAGAAGGTTCTATACAACCTACAGATTACGGACTTGTTACAGATAACGGTTCAATATAATCCAAAGATAGAAATCAAATCCCCCTTATTTTAGGGGGATTTTTTTGGCCAAAATTTCTATCTCTGAGATAAATACATGTATGAAGATAGATGAGGCACTAAACGGATTACAAGGACTCAATAATAACGGTGGCGAAATGCCTCGCGTTAGAAAAGCAAAAAAGATTGAGAAAATTGTCTCAGGTAAAAAACATAAAAATTTTAAAAAGCCAAAAGGTCCTTTAAGTATAGACTTATCAAAGTTAGGAGAAGACGAAGTGGAAAATAACGATCCAATATTAAACAAATTAAAAGAAAAATATGCAAGTAAGAAGTATGCAAAGACTAGTGATAAAAACACTATGAAAGTAAAACCAACTACTGGACATGAATCCCCTAATAAAATGCGTGGTAAAATGGTAGGCGAAGCACCAGACAAAATGGGCGGAATGTATATGAATAAAGACCAAATGGCAACTACTAAAAAACCTGCTAGACAATCTACTAAAGCCGATATGCAAATACAAAGAGATCTTGCAAATGCGGCACGAACAGTATTTAATCACGAAGAATTTAGAAAGTATATGGTGCAGATGCATGGTAGCAAAACTTATGACGCAGTTAATCAAAATTTAGTTAAGTATCAAACTGAATTCCAAAATGCTCAAAACAAAGCAAGAGCAGAAAAAGAACTTAATAAGCCTAAACAAGATTTCAGTAAGTATGATGAACCAGCATTTAAAAGAAGAGCACCTATTAATACAAAAGTAAGCAAGAATCCTATTAACAGTCCTATTACTAGAGCAAATCATCGTAACAATACAGCCGCGGTAGGTAAGGTTGATCCTAGGAACGAAATTAGTTAATGAACTGGTTATTAATCTTATCACTTAAGGCAATACTATCAAGTATTATAGGCAGTAGTTTTTATCAATGGTTTAAAAACACAAAGATGGGCGTATGGTTCCAAATCAAAATGGACAACACCATGGAATGGGTAGCAAAGCGATACGACTTAGAAATAGCAAGTAGAGAAGAAAAATGGTTAGCACAATATCCCCTATTAGGCAACCGCATAGTACAACTTGAAAAAGAAGTTGCCAATCTTAAAAAGAAAAAGTAAATCATTCATCATAAATAATTCCTGTAATTAAACCAGGAGAGAGATGGCAAAAGCGGCAAAGAAATCAAACAGAACCCAAACTAGGAAATGTTCCAGTATAGGCAGTGGCGGCAGAGGTAGACGTTGTAAAATTGGCATGTCTACAATGAATAAACACAAAAAACGCTCACATAAAAAATACAACGGACAAGGGAGATAACATGCCGATAAAATTTAAACCATCACAAAAAACATTCATCAAAGGTAAAGGTACTAACATAGAACACTTTTACATCAAAAATACTCCTAAACAGGAATTAATAGATTATCTAAACAAAGGACAGAAGCCTAAAATCAAACAGAAGTGTAGCAATGAACTTGTTAGACGCGGCATTGAGATAGTTTGGAAAACTCCTTCAGAACAATAAAATATCTATAAATAAATTTATGCCTACTCAGTATAAATTTATCAAAAATTTTCTTTCCCCAATAGAATGCGATAACTTTATTGGTAAGTTGCCATTATTAGATATCAATACAGCACCAGCAATAGATAGAGAAAACGAGGAAGTACCGTTAGACACTTGGTATAGGTTAGAATTATTACCCACAAGAATTGAACTTAATGTATCTCATACAATCCTATCAAAAATTAGCAAGTTGTTAGAAAAGCAAGTATCTGCAATGGACAATAGGATGTATGTGATTAGATATCAAGAAGGAGAGTTTTGCGTCCCCCATGTAGATCCAACAGAAAAAACAATTATTATACAATTAAATTCCTCTTATACTGGTGGGGATTTTGTTTACAACAACGAAGTAATTCCAATGAATAAAGGCGATGCTGTAATTTTTTCAAATATAGATTCTGTACACGGTGTTAAAATGCTAACATCGGGTGAAAGATACTCTCTTGCTATGTGGCTAAAAGATGATATATAAGTATTTGGAAAACTCCTTCAGACGAATAAGTTCTGATAAATACTAGTATGAATTTACAATCATTACTAGAAGCAATAAACTACGCATCAGACAATCCCAAGGCAAACCCTGAAATAGTCAGGAAGTTTGCTGATGTAGATGCTAAAACCCGTACCTGGTACATTGGTCAATGGGCTGATAAGAAGGGTATAAAGAGCGATGATGCTATGCACATGGCAGGCTATGTACAAGATGGTTACATAGGCGCAGGTGCTTGGAACTGGCGTTATGTAGGTATGGATGATGATAACATCGAAGAGAAAGCACCAAGTGATGCAATTTATGGTATTTTTGCTGATGGCAAGGATGTTACTGCTAGGTATAGTAGTTTATCAGATGCCAAAAAGGCGGCAGAAGAATTACAACAAAGAAGTCCAAAAGTCAAATATACAGTCAAAAAAGCAGATCCAGAAAACATAGAAGAAGCAGAGGAAGATCCGTGGGATAGACATATGAGACAGATGGCTCCTATTAATAAGGCTAAAGGACATTTACCTTATGTAAATGCAGATCCTATTAATAAGGCTAAAGGACTTAACAAATGTGTAGACTGTGGCAGAATGGAAAAAGATTGCGAGTGTCCAGGACACGACCACGCAAATGAAGAGATAGATATGACAAACGATTTAAACGAAATCGAACAAAAGATGATGGGTGCACCTGATTATAATCCAGCAAGAGGTGGTTATACAAATAACATGATAGGCGAACCTGATGGTTATTACGATGCTGAAGAAAGACAAGAAGCATACGATCAATTACAGGATGCGTTAGCACAATCAAATAGTGTCGAAGCAGAGTATGTTAAAGACGGCCATTGTCCAGAATGTCCTAATGTAGAGGATAATGAAGATTGTTATGGATTTGGTAATTATGGTTGTGACGATGGTGAATTAACTTATGATGGCGACACAGTAAGTTGGAAGGCAATTAAAGACCATGATGAACGTCAAGCACAAAGACAACAAGCAAAAGATAACTATCCGGGCGACGAAGCAGTTATAGACTTTGCGGCTAGTACAGCCAAGCAATTAAAGTCAAGTGGGCAAGATCCTAGAGATACATTACAGTATGTTAATCAGGAATATCCAAATTTGGGCAGAGCACAAAGAGCCAGTTTAGTTGCCAAAGGAATGAAGAAAGCAGGTTTAACCACTGAAGATCAAGTGCCATTTTTACAACGATCAAATTCAGGGTATAAAAAAGCAGTAGATGATTTTAAAAAGTTGAATCCTGGTAAAACAGAAGAGGATTTTAAAGAATTAGGAACAAAACAACAAGAAAAATATCTTGACAAGTATTTAGAAGGCAAATCCCCACATAAGAAAGGCTCAGCAAAATACAAAAATCACATGGCGGCCAAACATGCTAGTATGGGAGAGAACATGAACGAAAATAAATGGAAAGAAATAGAAACCACTAGTGACTATATGTTGCCAGTAACAATGGATAATAGGCCATTAGATTGGCCCACATACTGGGAATGGGAACAGTCACATGGAGAAACAAAAAAAAATAGAGCAAGTTTACGTTTTAGTAATTATGTAAAAAATGCCAAACACGAACTTGGTATTGCTGAAGGCGAACAGCATGGTAATAGCAAAATATATAAAAAGTGCTGGACAGGTTACAGCAAAGTCCCAGGTAAAAAAGCAGGCGAAAAAGGTTCTTGTAAAAAGAACGAAGGCAGAATTGAAGATACATTTGGAACTGATACTGTCGACAAACACGATAAGCCTAAAAAGAGGAAAAAGGAAGAAAGCATACAAGCAGGCGACGAGTTAATGATTGAAACAGCAGATGGCGAAGGTATTGTTGTACCTGTGTTACATGTTGTAAACGAAAACATATTAATTGGTTGGGACGAACTAGCAGAAGACATTGTTGTCGAAGGTGCTAGACAATTAGCAGAATTAAAAAAATTAGCAGGCTTAGATCAACTCAATGAAATCACAGATGCATCTGCCAAAGAAGTTATTATGCAAATAATAAACAGTTATGGTAAAGATGTTGATTTAGAAACAGAGTTTAGAAACTATTTTCCAAGACTATCAGATAAGGAAGTAGATTATTACCTTAAAGGATATAAAAAGCCTGAACTTAAATTAGTTAAGAATGAAGCAGAATATCAAGGACGTAAAGTTAAGTTGGGCAAACCAACTAGAGGCGATGTTAAGAAGTTTAAAGTTTATGTAAAAGATCCTAAAACAGGAAATGTGAAAAAGGTAAACTTTGGACATGGTGGTACTAGTGCTAAAAAAGCCGGGCAAAAGACTATGAAAATTAAAAAGTCTAATCCAGCAAGACGCAAGAGTTTTAGAGCAAGACACAACTGTGATAATCCGGGTCCTCGTACTAAAGCAAGGTACTGGAGTTGCCGCGCCTGGTAGATGAAACCATTTGTTTATATTGGTGATATCAATATTGATTCTATTGCTAATAAATTATCTAATAACAATGACTGGAATAATCCTTATTCCATAATTCGACATTCCTACTATGCAGTTCACAGTGATACACATATAATTCCATTGATGTGGTCTTTGGAATCTATCAAGTTTGAATATACATCTAAAAGTGCACCTAAAACAGAATATTGGGACAAATATGTTGATAAAGTATTTTTTAAAGAGTTATTTAAAAAAATTAATACTTATAAAACTGGTCATCCTATAAGAGTTATGTTTGCTCTTCTACCAGCACAATGTTTTATATATCCGCACACTGATACAGGTGATTCTTTTTCTGTAAATAGTAGAATACATATACCCATAGTCACTAATGATAAAGTTGAATTCACAGTAGGATCTGAGACTATCTATATGAAGCAAGGAGAAATATTTGAAATTGATAATCAGGATATGCATTCAGTTTATAATAACTCAGACGAAGATAGAATACATTTAATTTTGGATTGGCATGCACATTAGTAAAAGCAAAAATATATTTAATTCACAAGGTACTTGGGGCACAGCCATAGAACAAATGCATTGTCCTAATGCAGAATCATTACAACTATTTGATCAAAGTGGTTATGATTTATGTCCACTTGAACAAGAGTATGCCAAAGTAAATATGGGCGAAGCATACTTTGTAAGATATAGACGTGCTATTGCTAAACCTTGGTTACTAAGTGATAGTAAAACAGGTCCACATATAAATCATTCTTATTTGTTTGAACGCAAAGGCTATCACGGATATGCTCTAGAACAGTTAGGGCATTGGGCAGAAGGCAATCATCTTATACACAAAATGACTCAACTTAAACCTAAGTGGGGTATTGATATAAGTATAGATTATGTTGATAGCAATAGATATAAGACTATGGAGTTATTTCATTACGAATGGGATAGTAATAGTTTAGATGAAGTAGAAAGTAAAAAATCTGTCATAGAAGAACTATTAGTAAATACAGATTGGAATAACTTTGCCAAAGAAAAACTTGCTAAAAAAGAAGAATGGGCACACTTAGATTTTGTTGGGCAAAGCAAATGGACTACTAAATACTTAGGCTTACCAAAAGAGAGATTTAAGTTAGTACCATGGAATATATAAACAAACTATCTATACAAATAGATCAAAAACAATTATTAGAAGATGTCGAGTATATACTTGGGTTAACACCATTGTGGCCTAATCAACAAATCAGCCTTACAAGTATCACAGGCAATGACGATTGGGATTGTAGCATAGGCAAAATTGCTAATTTAAACTATAGCGAACACGAGTTTACTACTATTAATAACAGCATAAAAGACCGTTATATAGGCGAATTAATACAAAGTTTAGCACCTAATTACTGTAGATGGCGTATAATGAATAAAGCAAGACGCACATGTTATAGTGTTCATCATGACGGCACAGACCATGTAATGCGCCTACACATACCTGTTATAACGAACGATCAAAACTTTTTAATGTTCTACACGGATAAGCCTGTAGCAAGTGATACAGGTACTGATATCTCTATTAAACATTACAATTTAGAACCTGGAAATGCGTACTTGATGCGTACTAATTATTTGCATTCAGCAGTTAATTTCAGCAATGATGATCGAATACACATTGTAGCAACACAGATTTAACTTGCGTCTACTAATGCCTTATACTCTGTAAAACCGCCAATCTTATTACCGTCTACTATAATTTGTGGGAATGTCCTAGCACCAGGAAATGTTTCCATTAACTGTTCTCTATTAAAGTCCTCATCTAACATTTTATATGTTAGTTTGTGACCTTCTCTTTCTGCTAATGCTTTTGCTTGAACGCAATAAGGACATTGTGGTTTGCTATATATTTCAACTTTCATAATTTTATTTATACCTTGCTAATGTACATCCATTGACCTCTTGGATGGCCAATTGGACCGTTAAATATTTTCTTTAATCCACAACTTGCAACAATATTATCCATATGTTGTTCGCTGTAGAATAAATCTTCTTTGGAATGAGTTGCTTGTTGATTTGCTTGATTTTCTTCTAACCCTTCTAACTGGAAGTAAGTAAAGTAAATTTTACCATCAGGCGATAATGTGTCTTTAACATTGTTTAAGCAATGCTTTATATCTGCTACACTTAGATGTGACATCAAACTTTGACACCATGCATAATCAACTGGTTTGTCTACAAATGCACAATTAAACTCGCTATTTACAGAAAATCTAGGAGTTTTATCAAACACAGTTTCGGGTGTTAATACTTCATTTAAACCGTATTCAATTAGTTCTGGCATTCGATCTAATCCAAAGTAATTAGTTGAATCTAAATATGGAATAACAAACTGCCCTGTTCTCAGTGCACCACAACCAACATCAAATAATACATGATTAGGGTTTAGTCCGTGATATAATAGATATTCAAAATGATCTTTACCCATTAAATCAAAATCAAGTCGACTTTCTGACCCTACAAATTCTATTGCACCGTCTCTGGATATCTTATCAATATATTGCTCTTGTTTTGTAGCCGCCATAGTAATATTTATCTTGTTTACTATGGATATTTATGGAGTTTTTAACTTACGCCGCTTGGGTCTTGATCTCTGTCGTCGTTGTAGTTTGGATCTGATACTTCTATGTCACCTTGACTACCGTCACCAGTCATATCATCGCCTGGCGGTACTTGCATTGTGTTTTCTAAATAGTGAGCACAGTCACTTAGATATGCTCCTGCTTTAGTAATCTTTGCTTGCCACCAATTTGGGAAATCTGAATCTGGCAATTCTTTTAGAGTCTTTGCGATCTCTACACTATATTTTCCCATTTGGTATAATTGGCGTCTAATCATATCTCTTTCATTATCAACATGACCAATTGCCACTTTTACATTGTCGCTGTCACCAGCATCTTTTTCGAATAGTTGGCCGTATATGCCTGCTAATTCCTGTAATCTTTTTAAATCTTCTTTGCTAACTTTACTCATATTACTTTGCTTTCTTTATATTTTTCATATGTCTTAAGAAACGTGCTGTTTCACCTTCTTCTGCATCTGCTTCGCCAGTATCGCCTTTAGGAGGAGTTGCGACTGCTATTCTGTCATCTAAATCTTTTTGAGTAGATTTGCTATAAGGTACTCCTGGCTTTTTACCATCCTTACCTAACATTTCACCTAATCCTGCTAGGTCTCGCATTCTTTGAATATCTTCGTCTACTTCAGGTTCGCCATGGTCTTTCCAATCTGCACTATCTACAGTATCTTCAGCATGTCTTTGAATAATTTCATCTCTGTCATCATCCATGTGTAAGTTTAAGTCTCTGGAAATCTCGCCCATTTCCTGATCAAGTTCTTCCATTGATAAACCACATGCTTCTGCGTATGCTTCTTCACCACCACTTTGTAGGGCATTCATTAATTCTTCGTATGCTTCTTCTTCACGACTTTGTTCTGCACTTGCGTCAAAACTTTCGTCTTTCTTGTTTTTATCTTTGACTGCTTTTTTCATTGGCTCTTCTTTGTCGCCATCGCCGTCTATATCAATGTAGTCAGGCTTTGAACCTTTACTTTCTAATGGTGCACCTTCTGGTTCTTTATCTTGTTGCTCTACATATTCTTTGGCACCTTCAATACCTTTATCAACTACCAATGTGATGTAGTCTTGCACTACTTCGTTTGCATATTTGCTATCCCACTCATCTGCATTATCTACTATTAATGCTTCTAACTCTTTTAAACATTCTTCTTGATCTTGGCATGTCATAATAATATCTTCTGAATCTGTCATTGCTATATCAAATGCATTGCCACCTTCTGATACTGGCTTAACACCATAGTCATATCTGATATCATTTAAGTCTAAATCTTCTAATGCGTATTCCTCACTGTCTACTACGTCACTTTCTTCTACTAATCCTTTTGAATTAGCAAATTCAATCATATTTGTTAAACCTTCTTCTTTTTGAATTGCATCTTGAAACTTTTCTCTAGGTGATTTTGCATCTGCTCCTCTATTAGAGCCCAGCATGTTTAACATTTTTCTAACTGCTTTTGCTTCGCCTACACTTACTTCAACTTCTGAACCGTCATCTGTTTTCACAGTTGATTTAGGATTTTTTATGTCATCGCCATCTTTGGACATCTCGTCACTGTCTATGATTTTTCCTAATTGGTCAAACATAGGCATTTCCTTGTATCCTGGTGCATCTGCATAGTCGTCGTCCTCGACATCTATTTCGTTTAAACCTGCCATTTTACGCATATAGTTTAAATCTAATATTTCTTGTTCAGTTATCATAAGTTTCTCTCGTATAAGTTTAAATAAGTCTTCGTTGTATTTATCATATAAGTCCACAAAAACCTGTTTTGCTAGTTCTTCATCACCTTTCATTAGTTCTCTAATTTGACTAGCACTATCTAAATCGTGTCCTGCTATTTTAAATGGAAAGATAGGAGCAGTCATAATATAACCATGCTCAGCCATGCTTTTCATGTCATCTTCGTGTGTAAATTTTTGTAAATATGCAGGATTGCCGTCTTTTTTAAGTGATACACCCATGTTAGGAAAGTTAAATCTTGGGTCATCTACCATATCTTTTTCGCTAACAACCATGATCAATCCTGTATCACTAGCAGTAAATTTCTTGCCAAATTGGTCTATATATTCTTGTCCATTGTATGTATTTTTTACTTCTAGTACTTCATTACTGTCGATGCCTAGCAGTTGCATAAAATTTAATTTATCTTGAAAGTTAAATGGTGATTTACCTGGTTGCACTTTGTTTGTGGTAGCAATATACACATTTGCCCAGTCTTTTTTAAGATGTTCGAACACTGATTTGTGTCCTTTGTGAAAAGGTTGGAATCTACCTGGGTATACTACTATGATATTTGAACGGTCCATAGTAGTATTTATCTTTTTTTCTAATCTATCTGTACTACCTTGATTGCTTCAGCAGTAGTATATGGTGATTTATGTGCTAATGGTTCTTGTTGATCCACTATGTTAGCATCTCTATATTTTTCAGAACCTTTGATATTAATATCAATAAAAGGAATTTGTTCGTTTGGAAGTTCGTCATCGCTCCATATTGCTTCTACAGGACATTCAGGTTCACATAATGCACAGTCAATACATTCATCCGGATCAATGTAAAGCATGTCAGGGCCTTCGTAAAAACAATCTACTGGGCACACAGTGACACAGGCGGTATCTTTACAGCCTACACACGGACTTCCTACTACAAATGTCATATCAGTATTTCTTTAGGTTGGTGTAAATGCAATGACTCGGGTGTTACTTGGCCAGTAATAGTTAAACTCCATCTAGGCCAATATCCTACATTTCCTGTAGCATGATATATGCCTTCTTTCCAACAATGTATGTCACCTATGCTGTATTGGTGCAGTACATCATTGCCAACACTAACATAATGTCCCCATTGCCAATCATTTAGTTGTACTAAGTAACGTATTACTTCTGTATCATCACTAACTTTAGCAAAGTTACGTCTATAATTATTATAACTATCTCTATGCCAAGGAATTGCTTTTCCTGGTGGTTGTTCTAAAAACATTATTTGTGGGTTTTTTAATCCACTTAACTCTCCCATTCTACGAAATGTATCGCATACATTCCATGTTTGTCTGCCGCCTGTATTATGTGGAGTAAACCCTGCTCGAGTTAAATCGTTATGATATCCTTCCATTATTTCTGCGGCTTCTTTGTTGTAAGGAGTACCTTTGATACTTACTTCATCGTATGCATCGTCGTCGGATAAGGCATCACTAGACGCACTTACAACGTCTGTAAGCAACGTTGTTGGATTAGATATATATTTTCCTACATATTGCACATCGGAATGTTTAGACGCAGGATCGTAATGCCAATCAAAGTTTTCTTTATTCCATTGCCAATAACTATCCATACTATTCCTGTGTACTAAAAAAGAATGTTTGAAACAATCTACCTGAATATTTATCTGTTCCAAATCCAGGTAATACACTTCTATGGTATAGGCTTCCTTTGTAACATACTAGCCTATTATACACATTACCAACAAATGCAATCTGTTCCCATTGGTCCATATGTTCCTCACCTAGAAAATCAGAATTATTAAAATCAGATGCAGAATCTTTAACACCGTCCCATTCGTATATGCCTGTTGGTTTGTGTCTATAAATACCAGTACCTGATTCTGCAGGTGCGTCTGGTGTTAAGTATAATACTGCCGCCCATGTAGTTTCGTCGTGGTGAATCCATGTTTTAGATTCTTGTGTGGTAATTTGATATGCAGTATTATATTCTTCCGGCCAATACGAAATTGGTTTTTTAATTATACTTTCTTCAAAAAATGTTTTTAAATAGTTATGTTGTTGTGTTTCTTCTGGGCCAGTCCTGTATCCAGGGTAATTGCCTTCTGTAATAAATTCTCTACTAAGTGCAAATTCTCGAACTTGGTCAGGGTTAGTATAAAAGTTATCCATTATAAAAAAGTTTAAATCCATGTTGTATTCCTTACTAGTTCCTCGGCCATTTCGCCCCACATTCTTCCTGCTCTTGGTCCGCCATTGCATTTACCGTCGCTTTCACCGGGTATTTTAATCCACAGATAAGCATCGCATTTTTCTAATCCTGTATCGCATGTAGGCGACTCTCCTAATGCTCTACCTGGTGGATTACACCAATCGTTACCATGTGGACCATTGCCGTTACGGCTAGTATCTATAACATAATAATCATGCGGTCTTAGTTCGCATATTTTGTTTGCCCACTTTGCCGACTCTAATGTTGTTCTATAGTTACTTACATTAACACTAAAGCCTCTTACTTTAGTATTGGAAACTTTATTTAAATAAAGATTTACTTCTTCGGGACTTAACCAGTTACTGTGCCCAACATCTATATAAACAAATGCACCTGTTTGTGTTAAGATTTCTAATGCTTCTTTAATCAATTGTATTCTACTATCTGCTTCGCTTTTATCTAAGTGTGTTAAATGTGGAATAGCATCTGGTTCAAATACAACAATTGGTTTGTTGTTGCCTATGCCATTAGAAAAGTCTTGTATAAATTCTAGATACTCAGCATGGGTTTGGGCACCACCTTTACTGTATTGCCCAATGTCTCTGTTAGGCATGTTGTACACTACAAGTATAGGCATTTTATCACCACTACGTTTAAATAATCTGCGTAAACTTTTATCTAAACCTTTAATAGGTTTTGCACTACGATTACCATACCATAAACTTAATGGGTGTTTAAATATTTCTTTTGAAAGTGGGTATTGTTCTTGATAGTCTCTTACACGATTCCAATCAAAGACCCAAAAAGGATAATTCATTTCTGCCTAGTCCTATAAGGTTTATAGTACCATACACTATCTAATAATGTCCATACTGCTAAATTATTATCTGTGGCAAATTTTGTAATTGCGTTTGTGCATGGTGCACATCCGTAATCATGACCTGCTAATATACCGTTTGGTTTTAATAGACTAGAAAATTTTATCAATTCCCCCATTACATTACCATATGTGTGGTCACCGTCTAAAAATATCAAATCAAATTTTAAGTCTTTATCAAATTCAACATCTAGCGACTTTTCATGATACATAAAAACATTTTTTAAATGCTTTGTATTTTGCCTCCATGTATTTTTATCAGACTCTATGTTTTCATATATTGTCTTCCTATCATATCCTATTAAATAATCATTATGTTCTTCATTTGTCCATTTGTCTACGCAATATAAATTAGAATCTTGTCTTGCTTCTTTTAATGTACAAGTAGTACTGCCTAAAAAACAGCCAATTTCTAATATATTGCTATTGCTTGGTAATGTATATGCTAAGTCGTAAATAGATTCTAAGTCTGATTTAGACATAAAACTAGGAATGTCATATATGTATTTCGGAATCATACACGACTAACTGATCTTTTCATCTTGGAATATTTTTTAATGAGTTTATCTCTTTTGTTTATTGCACGTTGTAATTTGAGATCACTCACATACGTTAGATTAAGTATACCATGTAAATGATCGGTTTCATGCTGAAAGCAACGTGAATCCATTCCAATTAGTTCCATGCTTTGCTCTTCGCCTTTTCTGTTTTGAAAAGTAACTTGTACGCCTTCGGGTCTAGTTATATGAAAAAACAATCCTGGAAATGTTAAGCATCCTTCTTCTAATGTAACTTTTTCTTCAGACACATTTATAATTTTAGGATTGTAAACAGCAATGTCACCTTCTGTGCTGTGTCTCATTACAAACATTTTTACAGGATTACCAAGTTGCGGTGCGGCAAGGCCTAGGCCTAGTCTTTCATGCATGAGTTTAAACATTTCTTGCTCAACTGTTTGCCACACTATGTCAGTAGTCAACGGGTCTATTGTGCATTCATTTCTTAATACTGGGTGTTTAGGATCTACTAGAGTAGTATTCCATTGTGATGCGTATTCCATTATCTGTTCCAAGTTAGTGTGTTATTAGACAATGTGATACTAGGAACATTTTCGTAATCGTCTCCGTAATCACTCCAATACCAAGGGTCTAAATGATATATGTATGCTGGGCCTTCTGTGGTACCAACTAAATCTCTGTGATAGAAATTGTTTAGTTTATCGCCCTCGTGTCCTTCAATGCTATCGCATAGTTCTAAGAAGTCTTTGCCACCTTCCCAAACTTCGCCAACTATATCATGCTCGCCGTTTACAATTACTCCTGGGAATGCACCTAAGTCAACCATGTTGAATTTACTTCCAGTAGTTTTAGCAATACCTAACTTTGTTTTATCAATGTCTGCAAATTGAGGACTATCTAATCCTCGTGTAGAATTGCCTGATTTCAGTGTGCCGTATACAAATATTTTTATTGTTTCTTCCATAGTGCCCTTATTATACTACTATTTATAGTATATGTCAACTATTTATTTGCTATGTGGTGGTAGTTTTGCTTCTACAAAATACTCGTGTTTTTGCTTAACAGGATTAAATTTTTTAAGTTTTAATTTTCTATTTTCAATTACCAGTGCTTTTGTTTTCACTGCGGTATAATGATATGTGTGGTGATCCCTTGTTTCGCCTTCCGGTATTAGGTATACTATTGTTCGTCTTTTATCTTTCTTTGCCATGCTACTATTTATAAACCAGAGCCTAATCCTACTGCACTTTCCCTAACTTTTTTCCAATCTTCAAAAGGATCTAAATCCCCTGCTTTTACTTTATCGAAGTAATCGCTAGTTTCTGTTTGCCCTATACGGTTACAATACCATGCAATCTTGTGTATAATTGCATCTCTCATTCTGATATTATTTTCGCTCATTAAATCATTTGGATCTTGCGGATTTCCTTCAGCATATTCTCTGCTTCTAAATATTTCATCGTCATTATTACCAGTAAGATCAAATCTATCATGTAATACATCTACAGGAATATCTTTAATAATACCTAATGGTTTAGCAATTAAATTAAGCCAAGCATCGTTTTGTGAATTCATACTAAAGGTACCAATAAGTCTGCACCAGTCTGTGGGTATTACAGGAAACAATGCGTATGGGTGGTCATGATTTGTTTGATTAAATTTAAGTAATGCAAATTCTTCATCAAATTTGCCTATTTCTAAATCCCAATCTTTGCTTTCCATAATAGCATCATCGTTCCACAGCATTAGCCATTCGCCATTTGCTTTACCCCAAAGTTGATTCATATATTGATGTAAATTTTTATAACCTAGTCTATCAAATACTACTGCTTGTACATCAACGTTATATTCATCTTGCATTTTATTTTGAAAGTCATCTGACTGTACAAAATCTAATGTTTCGTGATCATCATTGTCAATACCTAACATAATTTCAACATTATCTGTATTGCTTACATTTTTTAATAAACTGTCAATGCTTTTATCAAGCATTTCTGTTCTTTGTCTTGTTGCTAATAGTACACTTATTTTTTTCATTTCTTTTTACTTATTTGTATGGATTTTTGTGGTTGTGGTTGTTCTGTAACTTTATCTGATGCACCAATAACAAATGGTCTATCGTCAGGTGATACATATTGTTGTTGCACTCTTGCTTCACCTGTAAGCATTTTTCTAACATTACCATTAAATGTATAGTGACCAACATGATTAAGGCTTACTCTAGGATCTAGCCAAATATCTCCGTCGATTTGTTGCCAACGTCTGCAGAATGTATAATCTTCTGACAAGTAACGTCTGCTTTCTGGATCAATAATACAATCAAACAATGCATACATAAATGGCTCAAACTTTTGATCAATGTTTAAATCATTGTTATACTTTGTTTCAGGATACTTGTCAAACATAGTTTGTATAACTTCTTTCTTAATTGTCATAAATCCTGTACCGCCATCTAAGAGTTTAATTAAGTTATCTTTAATTTGTACTGAAGGTATTTTATTGCCGTTTTCATCCTCTGCAAATGCAAAATTTGTAACATAATTAGAACTATGTCCTTCAATAGTCTGTGGGGTCTCATTTAATCCAGGTGTTCTAGCCGCTTGTAAGATACTATCCCAGTTTAATGCTTTCTTAGGATATGCACCAACAATAATTGGTTTATCGTATGCTAACATTCTAAGTGCATCTTCAGGATTAAATTCAATATCAGCATCAATAAACATTAGATGTGTTGCATCTTTATTTTCCATAAAGAAACTAACAAGGGTATTTCTACCTCTTGTAATTAAACTTTCATTTGCTAGTGTGCTCATTGTAAATTTAACATTGAATCTATTCATAAGCAAAATAAGTCTAACCATACTTCTAAGATACGGTTCTGTTACTTGACCACCGTAACACGGTGTTGCAATAAACAGATGTTTATTTTCAAAACTTTGTACAGGAATTTCAATCTTTCTTTCTAATAGATTAAAAAGTGTTTCTTGCTCTGCTATTTGTTGAGGTGTAAGATCCTCAGATATACCTGATTTAACGTCTTGAGAACCTTTAATTGTATTCTGTGATTTTTCTGGATCGTATTTTTTATTTCTGGACTTTTTATTCCGTGCCATTTGTGTTCCTGTTATTTGTGAGTCGCATTTATTTATATAAATGGAGCCACCGGTCAGACTCGAACTGACGACCTACTGATTACAAATCAGTTACTCTACCAACTGAGTTACGGTGGCGTTACTAGATATTATTTACTTGATAGGAGAGTGATTATTCGGGTCTTTTGGATACAAACTTATTAAGTTTTTCTGCTTCTTCAATAACTTCTTCTGCCGTTGGCATGTACTCAGGCTTGTTTGCTTTTGCTTGAAGAATAAGCCTAGCCTCTTGGATAAGTTCTAGACGGATTTCATATGGTGTTTTATTTGACATATTTTTTACTTTAATAAATTGTTACATGTATTTACCTTATTTGCCAGATAAATTGGTTTATTAAATCCTTAATTTGTTACAAAAGAAGCAAACAAAAGCAACAATGTAATTGTGCCTAAAAATATTCCTGCTACTAAAAATGCAAATAGAAGAACTCGCAAGGGTGTGATTTTTATTTGGCTGTTGTCTTTGCCTACACCAACAACGGCCTGTATTGCTTCTTTGATCAAAAGAAGAATGTATTTAAATACATTACTGCTAACATTAAGCCAAATACTACTACTTGGATTACTGCTGGTATAACCACAAACATTTGTAGTACATCAAAGTCACCTTTCATAAAGAAGTCTGTTTCAAACCACTCTGCTTGTTCTTCAGGTGTTGCGTCTCTTACTTGATCGGGTGCCATGGTGCTATCCAGTATTTGTAAATTGTTTTTAAAAGTCGATTAATGTTCATTTTTAGGTTCCAAATAATAAGGTGTATGATTTACATCTCGTAAGCCACGTAAAATGCCTGCTATGTTATCAGTCTGTGCGGCAAATAGTAGCATCATGTAACATAAAGCATATTTCATGTTACAGGTGTTAGTGCGATAACACTGAATAAAAATATTGATATTAGTGTAAATAACTCTGCTTTGTCTCTAAGTTTTTCCATTTGTTGTCTGTTGTATATGCCCAAAAATAGAATAACACAACACACAACCTAGCATGTTATTAATTTTTATCTTGAATGTGGGCAAAAATAATATAAAAGTAAGTTATATCCTTTTATACAGTCTATTTATATTATGTTATTGATTTTATAGGGGTTTTAGGCAGTTTTGAGAATCTGGATATCTTTTGGATTATTACAATGTTCATGTGGACACACTACACCATCAGGTGTAGGTAATTCAAAATCTTTTTCAAATACATTTCCGTAAGTTTTTGCACCACACCAACTGCTAACAATGTTGCCACGCATGTCGATATTAAAACCTCGCTCACCTATGTGGCACATCATTCCCTGAAATTTGTTTAGTCCTTGATCCATAATTTGATCTGCATTGTAGTAGTTTGTTTCTTCAGGTGTCTGGTATGTAAATAAAAATCTACCTGGGTGCGGCTCTGGTGGAGGCGGTGCATTTGGATCTGGTGGTGGTGGGGGCGTGTCTGGATTTTCTTTCCATGTAGGTAAATTTAAAATACGCCAATCATTGCCACTATAGTCATAAAATGTATCTTGTTTAGCACCTGGACCTAATAGTTTTTTGTACATGGTTTTTATTGCAATATTAACACCCCAGTAGTCTTGTACTGTACTATGCTTATATACTGTTCTAAGCCTCTCTGCTAACAGTTCTAATCTAGGTAAGTAATCTTTTACACCTGCTAATTGATAACTTGTATATACTGAGTCTTTTATTTCTTCTGCAATTTCTATAAGCGAGTCTTCATCCATTGATTGTGGGTGGTAACTGATAACTAAGTCATCAATTAAATGCTTTGCTTTGCTCCACCAATTAACTGTTCTGCTACCATTTGTAAAAATTATATTGTGTCCGTTGTACTCTTTTACTTTTTCTAGTATATCAATAAAGCCAGGTATAACTGTGACTTCACCGCCAATAAATTCAAAGTTTACTACTTTGTCTTGTTCTTGATAGTGTTTACATATTTTTTCTATTATATCAATATACTTGTTTGTGTCGTGCCAACCTAAACTGCCATCGTGTAATTGGGTAGGGCAGTATTCACATTCAAAGTTACAACTGTTTCCCATGCTCCATTGTATAGTAATGTCTTTAGGCAGGTGCTCCGGACGTGGTCCGTGTACTTTAGTTGGATACATTTAACACCTTAGTCACATAAATGTTAGGCCCAAACTCCATGCCTTCATCAAAAAAGTTACCTATAGTTTCAAAGCCAAATTTAGTATATGCCGGTAAGGCACTTTTACGAGGTATGCTCCATATCATATTACAACCTTCTTTGATTGCTTGTTTTTCTGTAGCATTAAATAGTAATTGAGCAACACCTTTTTTTCTAACATCATGGTCAACCCAAATTCCCCTGCTTCTATAAATATTGTCTTTTGTTCTGTGGCCGCTGTTTACACCAACAACTCTACCATTTGTAATTACACCAAAAAATGAAGGCTCATAGTCAAAAATATCCATGTCAAATTCTAGTGGATTTCCATCATATGGCCAAGTCATAGCACTATGGGTTTCAATTGGACTTACTCTATTTTGCCATAAATGTTTCTGCCATACGTGACAAATAGTTTCAAATGATATATTGGTTGTTTCCACAGTAGTATTTATTTTGTACAGTCAAAAAAATAGGCTGTTCCCAGCCTACTTTTTATTATAAATTAATTTTATTTTAACTGTCTACCTGCATATTGACCTGAACCATAAACAACTTCACTTAATGTGCCGCCATCGTTTACAAAGTATGTTTCATTACCTGCAGTTCTTTCATCTTCTGTAATTTCACTACCACCAAACAAACTTACTGAAAAATGTCTGTTGTATTTGGTATTATCGTTTTTGGTTGCTGTAAGGATAAAGTTATAAATGGTTGTGTTGCTCATAGTACCTGTTACACTAGTATCTGCTGTAATATTCCAACCTGCTGATGCATTACCACTTAAAGTTAATGCTGGAGGCATAGCGGCAAACTCTGAACCAGAAATATCTGTTACAGTATTTGCTACATCTAAACTAATATTAATATCGCCTGCTCCTGTTAATAGGAAGTCACCTAAATTACCAGCGGCTGTATTCCAAACAGTTGCATAATATTCGTTTTCTGCAAACACGATGTTATTTGGTGTACTACTGTATAATGCTGGATCTTGGAAAAGTAGTCCAGTTAATGATTGCTCGATAATTAGTTCTTTGAGTGCATTTGCTGTTGCCCTAGCACTTCCAAATCTTTGTGAAGACATAGCACCCATACCTGCAACTATGGCACAAGATATACTTGTTCCACTACCTGTAGTTTTTAAGTCATCGCCTGTAACGCCTGTATAATTGCTGTCATTTAATCTATTGCTGATGTCTGCATAGTTTACTGCAACACCTGGAGCAAATACATCAACTTCTTCACCACCGTTTGTTTGTAGTCCAGTACCTTGTTCTACGATAGCACCTGCATCATTTGAGAATGAAGGTACGTTATCTGAACTGTCACTTGCGCCTACTGTTAAAATTTCATTGATACCGCTTGGTGAATAATTATCAACATCAGCACCATTATTACCTGCCGCGGCAACCATTAAGAAGCCTTCGCGATTTTGCATTAAGGAAACATATCTGTCTAGTACTTGTGATTTTGGAAAACTCCAAGCCATGCATACAGTTGGTGTATTAGTATAAGAGGATTCAAGACTGGAATCAAGGAAATTAATGTCTGCTAATCTCATTGCCTTGAATGCATTTAGTACATTTTCTAATTTGATAGCACCGCCATCTACTGAGGGATCGGAAATTTTTACAATTCCTATTGTGGCATCTCCGGCTACACCGTATGTAGCACCATTGATTAAACTAGCCATTGCTGTTCCATGACCGTGTTTGTCTGATGTATCAAAATCTGTACCGGCGTTGCCGTCTTCTATAAATTCAGCAAATCCACCGGGTGATTCTAATACTGAATATATAGGTTCAAAACTTTTTCCTGAGAACTCTGGGTGACCTTGGTCAACACCACTGTCCATTAAATACACCATTGAGCCAGAGCCTGTATATACAGGATCAAATGTTGTCCTTAGTGGTAAGTTTCTAGTTACTATTCTTTGTTTGTGCCATTCGCTTGTTGCTTCACTTATTAATAGTGTGGCATCTGCTTGGTCTGTTACATTTTCTGATGCAACGTAACCTGAAAGTGATGAAATGCTACTTATGTTAGTCTCGTCAATATCTATCTTGTACATACCAGACTTAGCATGATCAAAACTACTATCTATTGTTGCACCTGCACCCGTTAGTGCAGATTCTGTCCCAGACTGGTTAAAAGTAACAGAATCACCATCTATGTGTTCGTGTTCAAACGATACGATATATGATTTAACAGCCATTTTATTATCCCTTTAATATGTTTATAATTAATAAATCCTTAAACTTGTCAATGTTGCGTTTTAGCAATGGTTGTCTAAAATGTTTATCGAACACTTGCAGATAAGGATCGTTACCTATATATTTATCTGCATACCAAGTTTTCAGTGCCTCAAAACCAGTGAATTTGACAGCCTTATGGCCAACTGTATCAAAAATATTTTTATATAATTGTATTTTGATGTTGTATTCCTGATCCCATGCATCTACGCCTGCTCCTCGCGATACATCTCTTTTATATTTGCTATTTAACTTTTTATACACATTTGTAGATAATTGATCTATAAAATGATGACTTCTATAAAAATTAAATATACTATTGTCGTTTCTTAAATCTAGAGCATATCTATAAGACAAGTACTTTGTACTTAATCTATCAACTGATACATTGTTATTTATACTGCCATTTGGTGCACTTGATGTTTCTATTATAGGCCCGTCTATTGATTCAAATGCTTTTAATAATGGTAAAAACTGTGGAGTAACGCAATGATATTTTTGTGCTGTTTCTAAAAAATCGCCACTATCAAAAAACTTTAAAATATCAAAATCTATTGTTACAACATCGTCAGCAATATTTTTTATTTCATAATCGTTGAATACTGTGCCCTGCGATTTGTATCGTATACAATACGGTTTAAACGCAATGTCCTTGCGTTTAAGCACGTTATATAATGTGGTGCTATCAATACCACCACTTATGAAAACATTATGAGGTATTGACTCTAACTTTTCTCTATATACCTTTTCGAATAGGTCATCAAAGTTTTTATAATTAAGATCTTTTTTTACAGTGGAGACAATGTACTCGTAACTGTCGTCAAACTCCGATAAAGTTTTGTTTGTATTTGCACGAGTAGTTAATGCTTTTTGTCGCTCAATTTCGCCACCAAGATATAGAATGTCTTTTTTGTATTCTCTAAGTTCGGTCTTATCTATGTCGTCACGCAAAACTTTGAAATATTTGCGTTCGTCTAGTTCACATTTGTTATTAAATAGTTTATCCAATGTTTGTTCTACTAGCACCACTTTCTAATGCATGGCCACATGAAGCGGCATCTCCTACTCTTGAAGCAAATTTACCTTCAATTCTAACTTTAGATGAGGCTTCTGCAACTGTGGGATTGCCATGCGGTGAATCACCGTGCCCTGTAACTGAATCGTCTATTCTTACAGGCTGTAAAGATTCAATAGTTGTTTTTGTTGCTGATGCAACTGCAGGACCTCCTGCAACTGATATTCCATTAAGTGCGGCTTTTGACATAGTAATATTATTTATCATAATAAATACATGTATGAAACTAGAATGGACCCACAATCAAGCAGAAGGTTTTGTTTATTGCAAAATAGACAATATTATGTACAAGTCATATAACGGCGGCGACAACATACTTAAGATTACCGACGGCAACGAAGTTGCTAATATGGGCAAATATGATGTAGGAGACCCATGGGAAAATGAAAAGAAATGGATTAGTGATAATTATTCAGATAGATTCAGTGTATATCAGCCTTTAACGGCTGGTCCACAGGAAATGGAACAATGGCATAATGACCACCCTGAATATACTGAGGCATTTCCTGCCTATGGTTTATTTGAAGGTAGATATTTAGATCGCTTACAGAGAGATACTAATGTGCAAGTTGGTAAAGATATGATAACAGTAATACAAGACCCTGCTAAAAAACTTCATATCGAATGGGACAAATACGGTACTGACAAGTTCTATAGAAGAGAATGGTGCGAAGAAAATAACAGTTTTTACAATGTGCAACCTTGTTGTGTATTTCCAAACAATCCCGGTAGAACAGAACTAAGTGAAGATGAAAAACAATCTTTGATTGCTGAACACCGTTTGGATTTGTCTACTATTTAAGCCTTTGCTAAACTTATTCCAGTAGTGCCTTCAAGATACTGATCAGCAAGATCCTTTAGTGTATCCATAGTGCAAAACACTTTTTCATTTGAAATAGTAATTTCTTTAGAAGCATCAGCACTAAACAACCACGGCATTAATCCTAATCCTTGTTGAGTAATTTGTACTGCCATAGGCTTTTCTATTGTGATACCATTTTCATCTTGCCTGATAAAACGTGTAATGATTTCTGTATCGCTGGTTAATTTGATTGTGACAACGTCACCTTTTGTATGAGATTTATTTACTAACATGTGTTCCTCTGTGTGTGAATATTTATATTATAATGAAAAGCCGCTAAAGGATTCTTTGTCGACATCTTGTTTTGTACCACCAATTACATAACTACTTATTTCAGTTTCTTGTGGTGCTACTTGAACTTCGCCACCTGTAATCCATGCTTGTGTCCAAGGTAACGGATTAGTTCCAGTGTTAAAAATTTTTTCTTGCCCTACGGCATGCATTCTTTTACCTGCAATGTATTCTACATATTGTTTTAATAGTTCTGCATTTAATCCAATAATACTACCATCTTTAAACAAATAGTCCGCCCATTTCTTTTCTTGCTCAACTGCATCTAAAAATAATTGTGTACAGTCATCATAGGTTTCTTTGGATATTTTTTCAAAGTCCTTATCTTCACGCGGTAAAAGTTTTAGCATTTGTTGTGTACTTGCCAGGTGAACATTTTCATCTCTAGCAATAAGTTTTATAATCTTAGCATTACCTTCCATTTTCTTAAGTTCAGCAAATGCCCAACTACAAGCAAAAGATACATAAAAACGTACACCTTCTAAAATGTTTACACTCATTAAACACATCCAAATACGTCTCTTGTGTTCATACTCGCTGTATTTAGAACTGCCGTTTTCTCTAAGTCTGTTATACTCAATTAATGAATCGTAGTATTGTGTTATACTGTCTGAACAATCAATGATTTCTTTAATGCTCATCATCTCATCAAACACTTTACTAGGATCTGGGTACACATTTCTAATAATATGTGTATAACTTTTACTGTGGATTGTTTCACTGAATGCCCAAGTTTCAATCCAAGTTTCTAATTCTGGTAGACTGACAATTGGCAGTAACGCCAAGTTAGGTGATCGTCCTTGTACACTATCTAACAGTATTTGTCTTTTTAAATTACTAGTAAAGATGTGTTGTTCAAAGTCTGTTAAGTCTTTAAAATCCTTGCTGTCTTTGGTAATGTCAACTTCTTCTGGACGCCAAAAGAACCCTAACTGTTTTTCTGTGAGTTTATCAAACTGTCTATATTTTAAAACATCAAATCGCTGAATGCCCATGTCTTCTGATAAAAACATTTTACTTTTGTCAGTATATTTTGATTTAGTATTAAGTACGCTCATTAAATTTTACACGATTCGCAGTCTTCGTCATCGATTTCCCCCATTGGCAAATCTTCTAATTTGTCATCTTTGTTAATATCAATTTCACCTTGGCCATCGTATGTGTTATTGTAGTATAACTGTTTGCCGCCATACTTATAAAACATTAGGAGGTCCTGAATCAGTACGCTCATTGGTACTTTTTCGTCTTCATAGTGTTCTGGATTATACGATGTATTTACCGAAATACCTTGGTCTATGTACTTTTGTAACACCGCCATTATTTTTAAATAGCCTTGCGGAGACTTTTGGTCCCATAACAAGTCGTATTTGTTTTTGTAGTAAGGAAAGCCTGGTACTACTTGTTTTAATACGCCGTGTTTACTTTGCTTAATACTGATATATCCACGTGGTGGTTCAATACCATTTGTGCTATTACTAATCTGTGCGGATGTTTCAGCAGGCATAAGTGCCATTAACGTACTGTTTCTTATACCATGTTCTACTAGATTCTTTCTTAGTTCTTTCCAATTCTGTCTTTCTTTGTGTTTAACTAGTTCATCTAAATCTTTTTTGTATGTTTGGTTAGGAGTAATACCGTGTCCGTATTTTGTTTCCATTGACTTAGGACAAGCACCTTTTTCCATTGCTAGTTTATTACTGGCTTTGATTAAACTGTAACTCCATGCTTCTGCCCACTCATCAATTAATTCTAAGTTAGGCTCTTGATATGTCATGTCGTGTTTAACCATCCAATAAGCAAAGTTAATAATACCAATACCTAATGGACGTCTATTCATTGTGCTGAGTTCAGCCGCTAACACAGGATACTGTTGATAGTCTAATAACTCATCTAACCCTCTAACTGCTAACTTACATACTTTGTTCATTTCCTCAAAGTCTTTGATAACACCCCAATTTACTGCACTTAATGTACACAAACTGATTTCACCTTCCTTATCATTAATATGTGAAAGCGGTTTAGTCGGTAAATTAATTTCACAACATAAATTACTTTGTCTAATTGGTGCTAAGTCTTCTATAAATGCTCCATGGGTATTAGCATGGTCAACATTCATTAAATAAATTCTTCCTGTATCTTTACGTTCTTGAACAAACGAACTAAACAATTCAATGGCAGGAATAGACTTTTTCCTAATACTTGTTTTACGTTCTGCCGCTTCATATAATTCTTTAAATTTATCTTGGTTGGTAAAGAATGAATCATATAAACCAGGAACATCTTTAGGCGAGAACAATGTGATATTGCCTCCACTAATAAGTCTTTCGTACATTAATTTGTTAAACTGTACACCATAGTCCATATGACGTACACGATTATCTTCTGTACCTTTGTTGTTCTTTAATACTAGCAAGTCTTCAACTTCTAAATGCCAAATAGGATAGTATAGTGTAGCCGCTCCACCTCTTACTCCACCTTGTGAGCAAGACTTAACTGCTGATTGGAATAGTTTGTAGAAGGGAATAACTCCTGTGTGAGTTGCGTCTCCACTCCTAATCTTAGAACCAATTGCTCTAATACTACCTGCACCTATACCAATGCCTGCCTTTTGACTTACATACTTAACTACAGCACTAGACGTTGCGTTAATGCTATCCAAACTATCATCAGTTTCAATGAGTACGCAACTGCTAAATTGTCTTTGTGGTGTACGCACACCTGCCATTACTGGTGTAGGTAAACTAATTCTAAATGTACTAATAGCATCGTAGTATGCTTTCACATACGCCATTCTTTTCTTAGCAGGGTACTTGCTAAACAATGTTGCCGCAATCATCATATATGCTACTTGTGGTGTTTCGTATATCTCACCTGTACTTCTATTTTGTACTAGGTACTTGCCACGAAATTGTTCCATAGCCGCATAGGTTAAATCTTCATCTCTGTCATGCTTAATATAAGATTGCAATACATTGATTTCTTCTTTTGTGTATAGTTCTACAAATTCTGGATCATAAAAACCAGCATCAATATTTTTTTGTACAATATCACAAAGACATGGTGGTTCAAATGTGTTGTATACTTGCTTACGCAAATGGTAATTGATTAATCTACCAGCAACATATTGATAGTTTGGTGTTTCTTCTGATATAAGATCTGCTGTACTTTTAATCAAAGTTTCTTGTATATCAGTTGAATTAATGCCGTCATAGAATTGTATCCGGCTGTTGATTTCTACTTGTGATGCACTTACTCCAGTGAGGTTTTCTACTGCATACATCACAACCTTGTGTAATTTGTCAATGTTTAGGTCTTCTTTAGTGCCGTCTCTCTTTGTAACTTTCATAAATCTTTGTGAGTTTTTCCTGTCTAATAATTTCTCTAACTGTTATGTAATTATCAAAATTTTCAATATTTACACTTGTATCCGGTAAAACGTTATAATAACATACTCCGTCAAAAAACACAAGTCCTTCTTCAAAAATTTCTTTATTTTCTGCTACAATCCACCTAACATTTTTTGTATCTATATATTCTAATTGTGCTAGTGTATGGTATAATAAAATTGCTTTACCACTTACACAAAACAAGCCTTGGTCTAATATTTCCCATGGTGTGGGCCAATGACTAGGAGTATAGTAATCAAAAGTTCTACTTATTGGTTTTATACAATTGATGTATTGTAACACATTTTCCAGTGTTGGGCGACCGTTTTTATAGTCTCGCCATATAGATAATCGTTGCTGGGGATTTGTTATTTGGTCAAGCAATTATCCCAACCATTTTCTAACTAGATATTTAAATGTGGCTGGTCTTGTTGTTCCATCTGATAAATTATTTGTTGCTCTTAATATCATTGTATTTGATAAGCCGTCCCATACTGCACTTAAATCAAATGTAGTTGAGCCAAAACCGTTTTGCATCACAGCACCAGTGTCATTAAGTGTTGCGTCTGCAAGTACACTACTGCCTGTCATGTGTACTGTTCCAGTTCTAGTATACGCATTACCAGAACCACCGGATGCTCTTACTGAATATTCTATAATGGCACTATCGACATCTGAAATTTGGAACGATGCAATATCGGTTGTTGCACCTTTTAGACATGTTTTTGGTATTGCTTCGAATAATGAATTAGCGGAACCTGTTAATAGAACAGCATAGTCGTCTTGTGTTAATAGTCTTTGGTTTGTTTTTACATTTGTTAGTCCAGTAATATCAGAATTTGCACTGGCACCAAAAATTTTATTTGTTATTGTTGAAAAGTTTTCTGCTTCTTGATTACCTGTAAAAGTTAATGTCAAATTTTCACTGCTAGTCGATGGTGTATACTTACTAATTCTAGTTGCACCTGAATTAAATTTATTGCCAACCTGCGCCGCTACAAACATGTTAAACGCAGGGTCATTTAATGAGCCATGAATCCAGTTTTCTAATTGGCCTTTAATAGAATTGTTTGCTTTGGTATATGAAATATTTGCTATACCTAATGCAGTTCCATCGCTCCCTACTGTATGATCAATTGCAAATTCGTCATCTGATGATATATACCAATATACATTATCACCAACAGATACATCGTAAGCCTTAACATACGCATTTACGTTTGCAGTTGTGTTGATCGTATTAATAACATTAGCAATACTAGAAATATTTGATGGAAAAGAAACTGTTCTTTCAGTAAGGCCTGCAGGTGTAATTTTTATATCTGTAAGAGTGCTTAAACTAGCAGTAACTACTGTTGACTCTGCAAAAACTTCTGTGTGTTTATTTTCTAAACCAATAAATGCTGTGCCTACTTCGTAATCTGCTCTAATATACGCATTATTAAATTGTCTATAACTAGCAACACTTTTTGCTTCATAAAATCCTGTTGTTGATGTAGTTCCTATAACACCTGTGTCAAACATAGCATTAATAATATCGACATTACTATAGTAGTTTATTGTGATATCATCTGTACCAGTTGGATTATTGCCGAATGTTATGGTAGTGTTTTGACCTGTACTTGTTGGCGAAGATACAAAAAATTCGTTATTAAGCAAGTTAGCCGCAGTTCTTGTGGCATTTGTACTTAATGCAACTCCATTTTTAGCACCTGTAAAATCTGTTGATTCAAATGCACTGGAATCAAACACGTTTTTAATATTTCCTGTTGTTATACTTGCATTAAATACAGGTTGTCCGTGTGCTTGACCGCTACTGCTACTGACTATAAAAGTTGTGTTATTTGTAGTACCGTTAAAAGTTCCTGTAGGGAATCTTTTACTAGGCATGATAAGTCTTACAAAATTATTATTTAGATATGAATTAGCATAATTAAAGCCTTCTGCTATATTATTAACTGAAACAACATTTGCATTTTGAGCCGTGACTCCTATCTCAGGATCTAAGCCTATGAATACTTCTTTGCTGTCTGATGCTAATGCTATCTCCCCCGCTCGTAAGGGTTGAGGTAAATCTATACGATTACCTCTGCGTTGTTGCATTCGTGATATAATTATTTCTTTTTCTGCCATACAACTATTTATCTTTTTTGTTTACTTTGCAGATAAACGTATGCTAGACTTTTTGTGCATCAACTTTTCCATAGTAATCAGCCAATCTTTCGGCCCACTTACCACAGTACTTGTCAAATTCTTCACCTTCAATAATGAATTCTTTAAATTTGGATTCTCTGTCTACCATGAGTATGACTACTTTTCGTATCTTTGTTTCGAACATTTCATTATGTGCTAATGCGTATGCACATCCTTGCATAAAGTAGTCTTCGATCCATTCGCGTTTTTTAATTTTTTTAGCAGTTTTAAAATCGATAATAGCATGTTCGCCTTCGTATATACCGATAGCATCTGACGTACCTGCATATAATCCTTTGGCAATTAAGGCTACTTCAACACCCCATAGTTCATCTATTTTAGTTAATCCATTGTCGATCATTTCTGACGTCATTGATTCTGCTAACACACTAACATGATTATTACCAAAAGTGTTCCATTCCTCGCCAAGTATATACTTTTCTAATGCATTATGGACTTTGGTACCAAGGCCTGCGGCTTCTGTGCTTATGCGAGTTGCTTCTGCATCTCCTACACGTTTACGCCAGGCAATCAATGCCGACTTGTCTCCTGTATCTGATAGGATGGTTGTGACACTAGGTACAGGCTTGTTGTCATCACCAGTGTATTGGCGTTGTCCTGACTTTGCTGTAACTCTTTTTAATTGGGGGTAATTGTATTTGTTTTCTAAAAGGCTTTCTGCTACCACTTGATTGTCCACTGAATTGTATTTCCGGTTGATGAATTTGTAGTAATATTTACCGAATACCCTTTGTCAGTGAAATGTTTTTTGACTGTACTGATTTGATCAGTTATAGTAGTGTTAGTTGTTATGCCATTGTAGGCTTGGTAATAAGAAGTATTACCAGTCATTGTTGTTCCTGTTGATTGTATTAGTTGCAATGAACCTGCACTTATGTTTGATAAGACATTGGCTTCGAGTGCTCTGACTTCATTAAGAATTACAACACTATCTCGGCTTCTTCTACGAGCCTCTGTTGCGTTTATAAAAATACTATCAGACATTTAGTTCATCTCCTATGCCTTGGTTAGCGGCCGATGTTGCCAAGTTAGAAACATTATTTTCCATGTCTTCTGGTTCTGGTACCATTTCGTCTGGCACATTTCCAGGTGTATTAAATTCTATTTCTGAATTGTCTACGTTTGCAATTAAGTTTTCAAACTCTGGTGACTCTAAAATTAATCTAAGCATTGCTTTTGAAATTGGAATACCTAAATTGTTTACTTCTTCTACAAATGCATCAAGACTTGCAGACTGCACACCACCGTCTATTTTGTTAATAACAAGTTCCTTAACGTCTGATGTAACATCATTCATGTCAGATTCTGTGAGTGCAAAGTCCGTAAACCTCATGATTAAATCTTTTCTGCTCTACCTAGAGGTTCTTCTTCAGGTCCTGCTTCTGCGTCTGCACCAGCAAAATCATCTACTGGTTCATCTAGTGCTGGTTCCATCATGTCACCACCTAGTGGATCTTCTGATGGCATTGGTGCGGCTGATTCTTCTCCAGTCATTGTACCAATAAGAGCGTCGACACCTTCTTTTGAACTTTTGTTAGCATCAAGTAAAGAACTTAGTAATCCTTCCATTTGATTTTTGAATTCTGCGGCTTTTTGTGCACCAAATTCATGTGCCATTGAATCAGCAATTGAAGGTATATCTTCGTTTGCCATTCTACCGATTCTTTCAATGTGGTCTTGAATGTCGTTACTTAAGGCTCTTGCCGCCATAACAACTTCTGCTTCTTCAACACTAGTACCTGAAATTTCTTCAGTAATTGTGTCATCTCCAACCATCTCGCTTACTAGATCATCTAAGAATGTTTCAAATTGCTTCATTTCTTTTAAGTCTGTTATTCCATATTTTTTTGCCATATTATCTACCTTATTTGCTTTTTCTATATCAACACTTTCTAATTCTGAAAATAGTTCGCCTAATGCAAATTCTTTCCAATTATCTTTTCCTAGATAATCACCAATTAGTTCTGCTAACATTTCTTCCGTAGCATTTTCGAAGTTTGAAGGGATATCTTCTGAATTATCTACATTAATTTTTACTTCTGGTTCGTCAATAACGTCCATTATTTCGTCTTCTATGTCTTCTTGCATACTGCCATCGAACATAGGCATTATTTTTTCTGCAATAGCGGCTAGTATCATATCTTTTGGATATCTAGCAGGCATGGCCTCATATTTTTTACTGCAACTGTCCATTATAGTATCGTAGTCGTCGCCACTTTCTGCTAATGAGCAACTGTATTCATGCAGTTCGTCCATTAGTCTGCGATATGTTTCACCTTCGTAGTATAGACCTTCGTTTATCATGATGCCTAATGCATCTCTAACCATAATATTCATACCATAGTTAGGATCTTGTTGAAACTTGTTACTTTTATTTCTTAAATTTACAAGTCTTTTTTCAACATTTTGATATGCTTGTTCTAACTTCTGCTTAGGTAAAACTTTGTTGACGTTGATGTCATAATTTTCTGTTAGGTAATTCTGAAGTTTACCTAATCTAGTTAAGTTATCTGAATTTAAATGTTTTACTTCCATAGTAGTCCCTTCTAATAGTTATATTTATCAAAGAAGTACTTTTATAAGGAGATTAACAGTTGACATTGTGACAGCAAATTGTTAATTGCATTACTAGATTTGTGTTCTGCCTCTGTAAGTTTGGTTTCATAAATTGCCATTCTGTCAAAATTTGTAGAATTTTCCGTCAACTCTTCGTATATTTTGACTTCTACCATTTTAGATACAGCATATTTTTCTGTTTTTAATATCTTATCTATAGTAGACGTATTTAGATCTTCGCCAGTATTCATTGCCGCGGCAACAATATTTGCAACAATGTTTAAATGTATTTCTTCGCATACTATTTCATTGTTTTTAAGATTTACTATATCGTAAGTATCGCCATTGTCAACGACTTCATATATATCTAAAGTAGCAATAATACCACTTAGTACTTCTTGAAGTTGTGATTTTAAATCAGATTCGTTTACTTGTTGCATATAGTCTATATCCGTCTTGTCCATCTTTGAGTTTTACTAGTTTAATTATCTCTCTTTTTCTTAAATCTTCAGCAATCTGAATTTGCCTTTCGCTCATTTTGCCTTTGTAATATGTTCCAAACTCTTTTAATGTTTCACAAAATGAGATTTCTTCGCCCATTATGTATGTTAATCCGTATTTACTGTCTATGCTACGCATTTTTCTTTTTCTTCTTTTTCTTAGTAGGCTTGCGTTTTATTGGTTCTTTGAATAGAGGCATTGCCACGCCACCAATAGCACCTGCTACTGTTTCATTGATACTATTATAGAACGAATCTATGTTTATGTCAACCTCTTTTATACGCATATATGTATTTATCTTTAATCGCCTAACTCTTGTATAGGAATTCCTAATTCACCTGTGCCTGCTACATAATCATCTAGTGTTTTCATTCTTACACGACGTATTAGGTTGTTCAAATAGATATTATAATTTTGTACAGCAATTCTATTCACACCTTGTAGCCAATCCTTCCATGCTTGTTTATCGCGTTTTAAGTCTGTTAATCGTTTGATTTCTTGAATTATTTCATTCATACGGTGTAGTTCGTCATCGTTTTTATCATAAGATTCTTTAATATATGGCTCGTATGATATATAACCCATTTGTTTAATCTTTTCCCAACTGCCAGTAGAGCCTAGTATTATAAAAGGTTGTTTAAATATAATTGCTTTGAGAAACTTTTCTGTTAAAAATATAGAACCTTCAAATTCACTTTCGCCTACAATTTCAATATCACAGTTTCTTCTAGCATTGTAGTACATATAATTATCGCTACTAAAATTTGTGTTAGGATCAAAGTCTAAATGGTTGTGTTCTCTATCAATGTATGTTGGTATTTTGCCTCTAACATTTAATAATGTAGGGTACAATTCTTCGAAACCTTCTGCCCAATTTCTGTCCCATGTTATAGAATTAATATATTTTACAGCACTACTTTGCGTACCTCTCCATTCTTCAGGTGTGCTGTATAAATTATTGTCAAGTAAATGTTCTTTGTGAAGTAATGCTAAAAACAATGTTCTAAACCCACGTTTTGCATTCATATGTTTATACAAGAATAAATGCGGTTTATTAACATCCTCTCTAATATGTTCTAATGGCTTAGAGCATTCCACAGATAAACTCCACATTTCATCAGAATCAATAAGATTTTCTGCTCTAAACTCGCACATGTCTTCCTCTTTTTCAATCTGATAATTGTCATCGAGCATTTGTTGACATACCAATTCATTCCACCCGCCGCAATTAAACATTTTAATTTTGTCTATTGTAGCATAAGGTTTATTAAGTAAATATTTGTCATACATTTCTCTTAAATTTTGAGTGCTATTTGTGTAATAAGTTTTTTCAAATGGTATACCTACTTGGCTAACTAATATATGCAATGCGTCAAACAGTTTATCACTGGCATGCCCTTCAGCCGCATTTTCTATTATTAATCCGCAGTTGTGAAAGTTATTTAAATCATCTATTGCTTCTTGTGTAATGTAAGGTCTTACTAATTTTTGATTTACAAGTTCTCTGCCATAGTAAATTAGTTCTGCAATACTGTCATCGTCACAGCAATCAATACTAATCATGTAAAAGAAACTTTTTGATTCATCAATCTGATCTCTAGGTTTGATAAAACTTTTATCTCCCAGGAAGTGTGTAAAACTATTAATGGTATTGTCAATAGGACAATGTCGACTGGCATCTCTAAGATGTGTTGGGCCTCTGCGGGCCATGTCTTCTAAAAAATCTCTATACCAATTAGGATGATGTACTATTTGCATAGTACATATTTATTGAATGTTTAGTGTACAGTTTTGTTTTGTTGAACTAGATGCCAAACTTGAATACCGTCGTCTAATCTAAGGTCATCTACTGTAAACTGCACAGGCATTTGTGCTAAGAATTTTTGCATAACTTTGATATCATTTGCTTTAACCATTTCAAAAGCCATATCACCCATGCCACTGGCATTCATTGCCAAATCGTCGTCACTGTCTAGGTCCATATGTGCAACATAGTCACCGTATCTAGGACCGTACTCTTGTGCAAATAATTTTTCTAAACTGGTATGTGACATCCAAGTTGGTAATTTTAAATTTTCAAATGCTGATTCGTTGACTGCATCTGGTAAATTGTGTGGATTGACGGTCAAGTGATGTATCCAAAGTGCTCTGGCATCTTCGGCATGATCTATTATCCTTGAAAGTCGTAATTCTACTATATATCTTTTGAGGTCATCTAGGTTTTTAATTTTGCCACTCTTAACGTCACTGTCAATATATTCGCCTGCCAGTTTTGCACTAGGAGATAAATTCTCCATATCTTCATTTGTTTTCTTTTTGCCAGACTTCATATTAGCACACCAATGATACATTTTTGCTTTTTCACCACTGCTGTTTTTTGCACGTTTGCGTAATGCTGTAACACTACCATTGCAACTTGCTCCACTACGTTTTACTCTACCTGGTCTGCTTTTGCCTTTCTTTTTACCATCGTCAAAGTTTTCTACAATGCTTGGGTTTATTTCTTGTGCTGTGAATTGTTGCATTAGTTCAACAATGTCATCATCATGGTCCAATATTTTATAATCAGCATCAACTATTAGTGCTACATTATCATCATAACCGTGATTCTCACCACTGAGTACATGCATGCCATTACTTAATTCTATGTGATCTTCTTGATTGACCCATTGATGAATAACTGACTCTACTTCTTCATGTGGAAGTTTACCTAACTTGAAACCAGGACTTAGTTTTGTTGGTGGGTTTCCGGGTTGTAATTTATTTAGTGCCTTATCATATAATGCAGTAAATGACACTTGTTTATTAGACTTTCTATATGCATCCTTGGCCATTTGCAATGCTTTGTTGTGTATTTCTGGCGTTGATGCCTCGTCGCTTAGATGTTCGACCATTGTATCACTAGTGGTATGGCTAAATTGTTTCATTAATAATTCAATAGGCACATTTACTTTTATTGCATCTACTTTTTCTATGCCTAATAATCTAGCCGCATCATATCTATGATGACCATTAACCAAGTAATTGTTTTTATCTAGTATAAAAGGCTTGTCTTTACCGTGAAAGTCTTCTGCAACTTTTTGTGCTAATCCTGGTACTCTATCTGTTTGAACTGGTTTAATATTTGTTACACTTATTTTGCCTTTTTTATAAGGTATATCATTATCTATTAAATCTGGTTCTTTGACTTGCGGCATTTCATTTCTACTAAAATGCTTGTCGCTAATGTTTTTATCTAAATCTGCTATTGCTGATTGTGTTAATTCAGATAATTTTATTACACCGCATCCTGCTCTATCACCTGCGTTGCCTGTTTTTAAACTTTCCTCATCGCCGCCTTTGCCTAAGTCGTCTTCGTCTTGGTGTACAACAACTGCTCTACCAACTATGCTTGTGGCACCTTGTAATTGAATTGTTTTGGATTTTATTTTAAATTCTGCTACACCTTTGCTGTTGGCTTCTATATTTCCTAAGTCGCCGATATGACCATTATCTACATCGCCATGATCGACACCATGCGGATTATAATGACCGCCTGCACTATCGCATCCATCACTGAGATCGCCAAATTCGTGTATGTGAAATCCATGTAAGCCTTCTGTTAAGCCGCTTATAGTACCGCTTATAATTGTTGCTTTACCTGGCTTTTGTACAAAATTAATTATGCCTTTAGCATCGCCGTGTTCTAGTACTGCAACTGCTTTTATAGGCTTTTCTGCTTCTGATAATTGCCTTAGCCTTTCGCAACTGCATTCGGTTGCTTTTGTTCTTGGGCATTGTCCAGGTTTAGTTACTTCGTATAATCTCATTTTAACACTGATACCTGTACTGCTGGACCATTTTGACTGTCTGCCATATCTAAACTTGTAAATGCTAAATGCTCACTGTATTTTGGAAATTCTTCTGTTGTACAATTTACTACTTTATCATATCTCCAATTTAAAAATATTAATCTATTGAATCCTTTTTTGTTTAACATGTATGCATAATTTTTAAATGACATTAATCCTACAAGTGTTAAGAACCTTGTCTTATCCATATTCATAAATGAACTTGTTAATTCTGCTTCTTCTTCTGAGTCAATAACAAATTGATATGTGCTAACAATTAATTTTAAAAATTCAGCACCTACACCTTGTTTTACTTGTTCTAATTGTTGTGCTTGATCTAGTATATGAGCCTGACCCTGATTACGGCCTCCGCCAACTGCACCTTTTAAATTGTAAATTCTTAATTCTTCTGGAATATCATGCTTTTCATAAAATGGTACTAGTTGTGATTTGACCTGTGCTAATCCACTAAACTTAAAGTCGTCAATACCGTTAACCATTCTACCGCCACCTGACGATACCTCACCTTTAACTTCTATTTCTTCGCCATTAACTTTGATATCACCTACCGAAGCAAGTTCTACATTAGGTGACAGTAAACACAATCCAAGTTCACCTGGCCCTCTGTTTGATCCAGATATATTAATTCTAAAGTCAAATAATTTTTCATAAAGATCATCTATAAATTCTTTAGATACTGCATCAGTTCCGACAAACATGTCTGAAATTTTAAATACACCAGACTTGTTTAATAATTCTGTGTTTACATAATCTGCATGTCCGTAAGTTTCAACAAATGCATCTATTTCGTCAAAATCATGATCTAGTTGTTCAAGTGATAAAACTAATTGTCTCATAATATTCTTATTAATTCTATGATCGTTTTCCTTACCAGTGTCATTATTTTTAAGTCTATCTTCAATATCCAAATGGTCTGCAGACTCTTTATCAAGTTTTAACATTTTGTAAACTCGTCTAGCAAAATTTGGATTTTTTTCTAATGCAGTCATTATGCTGTTTAATCTGTCTTCTGTTGCATCCTCTTTGATATAACTTTCATTGAGATTAAGTTGTTTTACTTCTGCATCTGGTAATCTATTTTTTGCAAAATGCATTAGGATGTCTCTACCACATGCTTCTGGCCCTTCTATGCTTTTTAATTGGCTAAATGCTGTCATCATCCTTGGTATTGGTAATGCTAAATATGCCTGGAATTGCATATCTAAATTACCAACTGGAAAATGTTTTGATAATAATTTTTTTAGTATAGCAAGTTTGTTATTGTTAGGCATGTTTTCTGTTAGTCTTTTAGTTCTTAATAATACATCTATGCCTAACAAACTTTCTGTTTTTGATTTGTCAAAGTATCCACGGTCGATCATTTTATTTAACATAGCCTGTGCCTTTACTTCGCCATGTTGTGTTTTAAACTTGTTGTAAGTATTTTTTATATGCTGTTCTTTATTATATGATCCGGCAGGCTTTTTAACACTTTTACTTACTTTATTATATTTTCCTACTCCTAGTCTTTTCTGTTCTTTGTCTATAGTATCTAAATTTTTAAAATAACCCTCAACAATAGGTGTGTTCAATAATTCTAATTGTTTTTGTATTGGTAATTTTTCAAATCTTTCAAAAACACTAGGCATAATATTATTTACATAGGTACTGTCATCTAATTCTTTGCGGATATCTGCTTTAATTTTTTTTCTATCGTAATCTTTTGGTGATTTGTGTGCGCCAGCACCTGGCATGTTTTTGCTGTTCTTTGCTACTGGATTATTCTGCTTTGGCATTTTTGGTTTTTTTGCTTCACCTATTTGTGTTTCGTCCATATGAGCCATAACATCATATATAATGTCACTGCTACTGCAACAATCAATTACTCTGCCACTAGCAAAGTGCCCAATTGGTTGTCCGCCTACTTCCATCTCTGGGTCTACACAATCTTCTACATCTAGGTCTTCTAGTGCTTGGTATATTGCATATTCTAAATCATCTTTGTTTGCAAATTGATTTTCTCTTCCACTAAACTCATCTACTAATTTTTCAACACAACTGTTAGCAATAATACTTCTTTCTTCGCCTTCGTTAAACTTTTTCATATTAGTATTTATTGTATTTTCATTTCTTGTAAATTTTTCTAATACATTTGATTCGTGTAATATACGCAACTGTTCTTGTAAAGGCAGTTTATCAAACTTGGTAAAGATACTTTCTTGTGAAATTTCTTTTGCCGCATTTACGGCACCCATAAACGTATCAAAAGGTCCATTAAGTCTAAGTATTGCTAAAACCTCTTTCTTAAAGTTGGTGTCTTGCTGAGGATTGTTTAAAAATGCTACCAATTTATTTACTTCGCCTTTTGGTAAGTAATTCTGCATTCCCTGTTGCATCATAATATTAAACAATCTGTGTTTCCTGGCTTTATCGTAATCTGTATTTGTCCAATCTGAACTTCCGTATACTCCGCTTACATCATCGTCATCATTACCGTCTGCATCTTTTCTAAAATAGTTACCACCACTCACATTGTAGTTGTCTCTGATATATTTTTCTGCATCTCTTACTGCGGCACCCCATCTTGCTAATCCAATTACATTTTTGCCGTTCTCGTCGGTTTCAGCAGGTCTCCAGTTGTGGTCGCCATCAAACTGTTGATATACTTTTCTCAATAAGTTTACACCCTGGTCATTTACGCCACGTTCTATTCCTAAATGGTCTGCTAAATTGCCCCAATCTGTTTCACCTGCTATGCCATTTGAGGAACCACCATTGTCGGGTTCAATACCAGCCGCTATAGCCATCTTGTCTAAGGGTTTGCCTAGATCGTCTTTGTCTATACCTACATCGCCGTCAAGTACTTTTTTAAGTATATTATCTAATGCTACCTTAAAACTACCACCACTGCTTTGTTTGTTGGCCATTTCTTTAGCAACTACATCTTTCATTTTTGCTGGGTACTGTTCCCAATCAAATGCATCAAAACGTTTTTGCTCTGCCTCATCATCCATATTTTCCCAACTTATACCACTGCTTCTGTTTAGTGGTTCACCGCTTTTGGGATTTTGTGTTTCTTCATCTGGGAATAAATCGTCTTGTCCAGGTGCACCTTTTCTGCTGTCGCCTTTGTGAGTGACTTCAATACCGATATTTTTTAATTTGTGGTATACATCACCATCGCCTTGAATGAATGCTTCTTTGACATTTAAGTCCTTCCAACTATAACCATATTTGTTGTTGAATCTATTTACTATTTTTTTATAACCCTTTTTACGCCAAGTGTGATAATAGTTTTTATTTTTTTCAAAAGTGTCTATAAGTTCTAAACCGTTTGTGGCATCTTCGGCATCACTCCAGTGACTGGAAGGTATAACATAAACTTTACTCTGGTTTACTTTGTCGTTAAAATGATCTAAATTGCTATCTAAATATGCTTCTCTGTCGTCATAGTCTTCATCTGTGATAGTATCAAAAAAGTCTCGGTCTATATACACCCAACTGTGACTTGGTATATTAAGTTTTGCTTTTGCGTTGTCTCTGACATTCTTTTCAAAGTCTCTATTTCTTCTATCTAATGTATTTTTTGCTTGTATTTCTTGTTTAAGATTTACAAATCCTTCTTTCTGGAATATTTTATCAAATCCTGATAAGAATTTTTTTATTGCCGCAAATCTTTCTTTATGTAATTGTCTTAGAACAGCACCTTGCTCAGGCCCGTTGTTTTCTTTCCAAGCAAAATATCTATCCATATGCATAGATCCTACTACATAATCATCTATAAGAGCAGGCAAATTAAATGTTTGTTCATCTGCCTCTATTTCACTGTCTGCTTTTACAAGCCTGTCCATTACATCGTTCCAACGTTCTAAACTACTATGCGAAGCCAAGTTTGATTCTCCATCGGAGCCACGGTTGATTTGTGTGTATCCATTTTCATCTTCGGCCCAAAGATCTGGTCTAGGTTTTAAGCCTTCCAATAATTCTAATCCTAATTTGCTTACTTGTTTAGCAATAGTTACAAATTTTTCTTTGTCTTCCCTTTCTAGATCTTTCAAATGATCTAACCTGTCTCTTAATCTCTGTGTGAGCCTCATCTGGAATACGTCTGAATATTTGTCATCACTTTTAATATTAACATGATGATCTCTGCTTGTTGGATGTTTGTAACCTTGATATGGTTCTAAGAATTTTAATAATTCTTGTGCTGAATCTTTTGTGGTAATTCTATTGCTTTTTAATAACTCGTTTCTTACATTCCATCCACGGCCTTTCAGTTTAGCAACAAAACTATTTTCTTGTCTTTCATGAGATAATTCTCTTAATGTGTTTTCGACATCTATTTTTTTGTTTGCAGGGGTTAAAACAACCAGTAAGTCTGCAAGTTTATCTAATTTGACATTATCTTTGCTATCGTCTGATTGATAGAACTGCCACATTTTACTGGCAATGCGGTCTACATCTTGCGGAGATAAATATTCTGGGTTTTTAATTATGTCTTGCTTGAATAAAGTGTTTATTCCTTTTTGTAATATTAATACTTTGTCTTTGTCAGAACCTTCAATGTTATGATTCTCCATACTTGAAAAAACCAGTGTTTCCATGCTATCACTGTTTAGTTGTAATTCTTTGGCAAACTTTCTAAACGACGCAATGTTTTTAGCAGTAACAGGTGCTCTGTTATTACCGTCTGCTATGTCTTTTGCTAATAATGTTACTGCTGATCCAAATCTATCTTGTGCTTTGTCTAATTCGCCTGCCGCTCTCTTGCTTGGTGACATACTGTTAGGCTGTACATATCCTTTGATTGTTTCTTCTTCTATTTCTACTTTAGTACCAGTACCTTTTTCGAAATCTTTTATTTCCTGCTTCCATATTTTATCTGCATCTGGACTACTTAATTTTTCATAGTTTTGTAAATACTCAACACTGGCACTTAGAAATTTAATTACATCAAAGTAATCTTTTTTGCCTACAATGCTCTTGGCGGCATCTATTACTTCGTGATTAACTACTTCTAAATTTTTTAATTTTTTAGGATCTATTTCCTGTGACTTACGCAATAATCTAAATACTGCTTTAACATATTCTGGTCTAAAAGCATCTTTACTATATCCTGCTTTCATTACAGTAGCATATCTCACACATGCTTTAACAACTTTATCATACATTGTGTTATAGTCTACACCGCCGGCAATTCTAAACTCTATAAGGTTATTTCCTGAGTCTTTATCAGTCTCGCCTTTAAAATTTATACTGTTAAACTTACCAGGGTCTATGCCTTTAGCAAGTTCTTTCTCAAATGCTTCAAAACTTTTTGCATCACCACGTTTCATGCCTTCTGCATATTTTAATACATTTTGATATTGACTTTTTGTGTAACTGTTACGCAATCTACCAAACTCTGCAAGTAAGTATTCATCACCTAATAGCAATGCCATCTTTAATTTGTTTGGTTCTGATGCCTCATCTCCCCAAAATTCATCATCGTCTGTTTTTACTAAATCTCTTTTTTCACCTTGCCAACTCATAGTAACATGTAGTCCTGTAGAGTTGTTTGTGCCAAAGTTTTTTTCACTCCAGTCAAATAAACTTTTCATTTCTGTAAGCATTTTTCTAGGTGAATCAAATACTGGCGAAATTAATTCTGCACCTGCTCCTTCATCGGCTTCTATACTGCTATCAGTTTCTACTGACCAAGCAGTTGTGGTATTAGTGGAGTCATACTCACCTATTTCCGGATAGTCTGTAAATTTACTATTATCTTTTATCCAGTTGTATAACTCATCTGCAACACCTTCAACATTGCCTTCACTGCTACTATTATACTCATAACCATAATCATCAAGGAAACTGCTCATGTAACTGTAGTTGTCGTATATCCAATCTTCTACACTATAATCATCTCTTGCGGCTTCTCTGGCCTCATCGTCTAGATCACCGTCTGCAACGTCTTTTTTTAACCAAGCCAAATACTCATCTTCGTATTCTTCTTCTACATATTCTCTGACCCAGTTCATATAGTCCCAACCATCTTCCTCACGGTTTTCGTATTCTTTTGGATCGTTTTCTTCAAAATCTTTTTTGTATATTTCGATTGCTTCTGAACTTGGTCCTGCCCCACTATCTATAAAGTCATTTAGATAGTCTTCATCTTCTCTGACTTCTTCTACTTTATCAGATATAATGTCATCTAGGTATTCGTCTTGTCCTTTAGTATACAACCAATCTTCAAAGTCTTCCCATACTTGGTCTGGCATATCACCATATTGGTATTCAATTTCACTGATGCTCATGTTGTCTATATGGTCAGAAGAACCTCTACTATCTACATTATAGAAAAATGTTTCTGCTTCAAAGCCGCATTTCACAGGTGCGTCTAAACTTTGTCTTGCTAAATTTTGTCTGTTAAAATTTATTTCAAATAACTTAGGATCTGCTTCTTTTAATCTTTTTTTAGATAATTTTTTAATTTTACCTCTAAGTGTTTTTATTCTTGAATGTTTGCTTTTGCGTTTGGCTAATTTAGATAGTTTCCCTTCGTTTGCTTGTGGATTTGATACAAATAAGTCATCATTAGGATCTATGATTTCATAATCGTTTTGTTTGTTTAATATTGCTATTTTTTCAGGGCCACCGGCTTTATTATCTCCTAATGGAGAATCAATTTTGCCTGTATAATTACCATACTGATCATATATGTCTGCACCTGCTTCTACTTCTCCTGCTTTTGTTTTAATCACAGAATCTGGAGTGTTTTTCTGACCTCCTATTGTAGGACTTGCAGATATCTTGCCTCCTCTTTGAGGAACTATACTTTTTATCCTTTGAGTTGTTTTGCTGTCTGTTCCTTTTATTGCCTGTGTCATTGATTGCCCAACCGAACTTGCTTTTGCTCCAACTTTTTTGGCTATATCTCCTGCAACTTTTTTTATAAAATTACCAGACTGCTGTTGCCCGGAAGGTGTTGGCGAACCAGAACTAGACATTCCGTATTCTTTCAATAAATGTTCTAATGTTTTTACTTCAGTAAACTTCATTTATCATCTCTTATTCAATGATCTTACTCTTCGACTAGCAGGATTCATACGTTTAGTTCTTTGTGCTTTTCTGGCAATTCTTCCGCCCATTTTTGCTCTTGTCTTTTTAATAGTCATTCGCTTTTTCATATTAATAGGCGCACTACATTGTTGCGATTTAGAAACAACACGACCTTTACGTCTGCCAGATGTGCATCGAACAGCACGGACAACTTTGTTGCCCATCTTACGCCAGACCATTCTGTTTTCGACTATTATATCTTTTGTTATTTCTTCTAAAATCATATTAAATTAATTACTATTCCTATTATAATACTAACCAACGAAGTAAATGTTAATCCAACGATAGCAATTATCCAACTTTCTAATTTGTCTAATCTGCTTTTTGTTGTTTCTTTAAACTCTCGTAACTCTGCTGTAATGCTTTCTATTCTTAGCATGTCAGCAATAATATGTGCTTCTATATTACCTGACTCAACATAAGGTTTTATGTTTTTATCTGGTTCTGATTTTCTTGGCATCGTTTATCTCTTATAATAAATCTTGTTTAGTAAATTCCATATTTACTGAAATTTTAGTATCAATTGTTCCACTATTCAATACTATTCCGTTTAATTCATCTGTCAAAGTAGTTATAGTATGCACTCCTTCTCTTTCAAAAGCAAATTTAAATATCCAACCTGCTCCTGTTAATGTTGGTGCTCCATAATTTTCTAAAACAAATGCCCCAGAACCGCTAAGTTCTACGGGTTCATTCATCACTACAGGCATTGCTCTTAATCCTATTACTTGGACAACACTTTCGAAATCTTTTTGGCTGTTGTCATTGTAATCGCCTGTTTGTGTAATGTCTAACATTGTAAACAATGTAAAAAATTCTATGTTGCCTGAAACAACTTCAGAACTACCCATTGCGCCACTTCTTGTTAAACTCATGTGTGTCTCCTGTATATTACACTATTTATCAGAAGTTGTCGACCATGGGGCCAAAAAAAAGCACTCCGAAGAGTGCTTTTAAATTAAGTTATAAAAACTTAGAACGATACGTCAGCAATAACGTGTGCCGCTATGTCACCGTTTGCTAAGTTGTCTGCACCTTCAACAATCATTTTAACTGTGTCTGAAGTTCCTGCTGTAAAACTACCTATTTTTAAAATTGAAAGGTTTAAACTTTGAACTGTGCTTACTAATGAAGTAAGTTGAGTTGCTGAAATGTTTCCTGATTGTTGTTGGAAACTTTTAAGGAATACGTCCTTACCAATAAACTCGCCGCTTGCCGCCGCTCTTCTATCCGTTTGTGCCATTTTTAATCTCCTTTTTGATCATTAAATTCTTCACCGAAGTGTCTAATGATGCGTTGTTAATAATATTTATCAAAAAACCCAAAAAAAATGGCAGTTAAAACCGCCATTTTTTCTTAAATTAATTTAAAATTAACTAATAACCATTCCTGTTCCTGCTGTTACAGTTGCAGTTGCAAAGTTATAACTGTTTACATCGTCAGTGCCAATTGCTCTGATTTGTTTCTGTAAAGACGCCGCGTCAAATTGACTTGCATCAACTATAGCATGTATTTCACCATTACTTGCTGATGGTATAACATACATAAGTGGTTGTATAAAACCTAATGCTCTTTCTACTGCTTCTCTTGTTGCATCATCTTCTGTTTGCAGGTTTGCACCTGTGTCAATTAGGACTGATTGTAAATTATGATTTGAAACTAATGTTCCAGTTACAAACTGGGCAACACCGGCTCCATTTCCTTTTGATTGTGCCATTTTAATCTCCTTTTTTGTGTTCGTTAAAACACTCTATTACATTTATTTATCAAAAATAATAAAATAATAGTCTTAAATTTTGGAGTTTACTGCGGAGACCGGATAGATAATTTAGAGCTCTTCTTAATTCCCGTTCTGGGTGTAAATAGTCTTCTGCCAAGGTCTGAGCCTTTAGTTATAGCATCGTCTGTATCAGTTGCACCTAAAGGATTAGTAATAAAAGATAAAGGATCATCTATAATGTCTTTTGCTTTCTGAATTGCTTTAGTAGGACCTGGTATTCCTCCTGTGTATTGATTGCCTCTAAAAGCACGTTTAGAAGGAACTAAAGCACCTGTTTTTGGATCTGTAACATATTGACCTGGCATCTCTTCACTTCTCGAAGGTTCAACTTTTACTTTTTGTATTTCACCGCCTAATCCTTTTTTAGCAGTGGCGTTTTTATTTAATTTATCTTGAACTTGCTTACTAACTAGGGCATCTATTTCTTTCTTATTCATAGCGGCGGTATTGCCTACTGAAGTAGGCTCGTTAGAGCCTGATCTAGATTGAGATGCTTTAGAAAAAGCCGCGTCATAATCTAATTGTCCACTATGAATATTTCTATATGTATCTACGGCCAAATTGATATCTTGCCCAGATCTAACTAAGTCTGCAACTTTATTTGAGTCAGACTTTACTGAGTCTGGTGTATTTTCTGTTATAAAATCTTTTATTTTCATTGCTTATTACGTCCACCTGCCCAGTAACCTGCTATTGCACCGATTCCTGTTCCTGCTTTCTTATATTTATCAACATTGGCTCCTGTCTTCTGTGCAATTTTCTTTCCTAGATATCTTCCTGCTACTGCACCTGCGGCCGCTGTTGCAACTCTTCTAGTTAAACTAGTTCTAGGTTCTTTATAGTCTGAAGAAACTTTTAATCCACGATCTTTAACCATATTACTCATAGGAGTCATTAGTTCGCTTCCTCTTCCTAAACGTCTAATTTCTTGGGTAAGTTTTGTTAATACTAGTTGTTTTGAACTATATCTTAATTTGCCCCAACTTAGCACCATTCGTCTATAACTTTTATATCTAGAATCTGTAATTTTCAATTGATTTTCTAATCGCATAAAGAAAGATAGTGCTTCATTTCTTTTATCTGCACGTCTGCCCATTTTTGATATAAAGGCATGAAACTGTCTTTCGTTAAATCTTAATTTGTCTAAGAACTCTCTGCTTTGTCTATTATTCTTAAACGAAATATATCTGTTATCTGGATTCTTAGTTGCGTATGCTAACATGTAAATGTCAGTGCCATGTGTTCGCATCAAAGAAAAATACCCATACTGTGATGTTTGCTTTGCGTATGCAACTGCATATTTTTCACTGCTGTCGTCTTGTAACATCATGTATAAAGATAATGTATGTAGATATAAAAGGTTTGCTATGTCGCGACCTGTTAGATTTTTAAAGCCATTGGTTGTTCTATACAACCTTGCTTCTGATATTTCTTGATTTACTAATGTTAAATCCATTTTACCTTCGCCCACATAGGCTTGTATTGTTTTAGCACCTTGTTTCTTTAATGCTTGATGTCTATGATTGCCATCAATAATGCCGCCATTTTTATGAACTACAATGATAGGAGCATCACTTAAATTACTCGTAAACATGTTATCTATGTTATCTTTATTTCCTTGCCAACCATCTGCAGGAGATACAGAGTCTATATTAATATTTTTTAATTTAAAAACTTTATTTTGACTTACCCAGCCAAGCCAATCTGGATGAAAATTATTACCAGTTCCAGTTTTATCCATATCTTTTTTTAACTTTGATATCATCTGATCTAATGTCATAGTATTCATCATGCCCCAGGTGCTCCTGTGCCAAAGTTTAGTCTACTAAACTCCAGCCTGTCTACTAATTTAACTGCGTTACCGTTTCTATCTACAGCAACAAAACCTTCTTCCCCGGTTACTTCGTATCCACTTTCTGTTTCTTTGAATGTTGGAATTTGGCTAATTTGTTCCAACTTTTTAATAATTCTTACTTTTGCTTCTATTAGTTTCAAATATAAATCATATACAGCAACAACTTGAATTGCATTTTCTTTAATAAATCTAACACCTTTTACTAAAAGTTCTGTTGCTTCGTCTTGTTTCTTTGCTGTTTTGTAACCATCTATTTTCTTTTGCATAAAGTCTGTGTATTTTTGCACAAAATTTTGTGCAAATTTTGTAGGTTCATCAAATGCACCTGCTCTGATGTTATTGTTTACATGTGCTTTTAATTGTTGTAAGAAGTCTTTGCCTATTAAATCATTGCCTTGATCTAACCACTTAAATGTATTAGCATCTATCTTCTTTAGATAAGAATCTGCATCACTAATAGCACTCATTACATTGTTACTTTCTTCTTTTGTAAATGTAACTGTGCCACTTAGATCTTGTATAATTGCATCTCTGTGCCAGACCTTGGAAGTATTTCCTAAAACACTACTATCAAAACCAAATTTTGCTCTAACATCTGCAAGTGTTGGACCACCTATATACTCGGTATGCCACACAATTCCTATTTCAGCACTTTTAATCTTACTTGCCAGTTCTGAATCTGTTGGTGTTGCATATACAATAGTGTTAGGCTTAAATACTAAAACTTGCTCGCCGTCTATAGTTGTTTCCTGTATATCTTCTTTAGTAAACAACATGTCGCCTTGTGCAACTGTATTCCAATTAAGTCCTTTTAAGTATTTTAGTGCAACTTTAAGTTTTTGTTGTAATCCTTCTGCAGGATGATTTTCTTCTATATCTTGATCTGTAAAATTCATTTTAGGATTTTTTGCAAACACACCTTTGGTGCCCACAAAAAATTTACCAGTTGCTGGATCTCTACCTGCAATAATTGCCGGAGCACCATCCCATTTAGTTGTCATTGATACTGGTGCATCTGCATTTCCTTCCAGCATTTCATATAAACTGTATAGATAATTTACTGCTTCTTTGGCTCCTTTGTATCCCTGATTAAAAATATGATCTTCTAGATGTTCTAAATGAGTATTTTTACCATCTGCTTCGCAGATAATTTTCTGTATTGAAAATTTTAATACTTCATTGATTCTCATTTGATAAACCTATGTTTTGCAATAGGATAAGGATTAGGGCCAGGATTAGGATTGTCTTTAGTTTTTATAGATTTTACATATTCAAAACCAATACCATAATTCCAGTTTGTTGGTTTAGGCTGAACTATTGCTGTAATTCTTTTACCTTTTGATGTTTCATGCTTAGATATAAAATTAACTGTTGAACCTGGATTCAAATTAACTGATGCTAACTTTATCCAATCATTAAATGATGGAAAAGGTGCTTGATCCATTTGATCTCCATCGCTTGGGAGAAATTGTTCTTGGTCGAATTTTTTTGCTTTAGCATAATCTAGTTTATTTTGAAAGTTCGCCTTAAAGGCATCATCAGTTTGTTGCTGTTGTTGTTTTTGATCTTTATTTGGTCGGAATGCTCTATCACCAGGCTCCTTATCATCATATTTTGGATTATAAAACTTATATTGTCGATCTCTTGGTAATGTATTGTCGCCAATTTTTTCTGCTTTCCATTTCTGGAAACTTTTAATATCACCTAACTTTTCGCCATATTTTTTATCTGCTTGTGATTTTGTTAATTTTTTATAATCGTCAAATTCTTCCGGACTAAGTTTTTGTAGAAATTCGTCTCTAATTTCTTTATCTGCAAAATAGTCTGCTTTACTAAGTGCCGCTAAATCCATTGCTTTTTGGTTATACTGTGGAACTACTTTAGAAAGATATCTAACTGCAGGCACATATTGTCCTTTATCAACTATTGATTTCCACAGCACAATTGTGTCTTGACTATTAACACCAATTGGGGTTCCAGTCGCATCTTTCCATCCGCTTCTAGCAATAGCATCTAGTTCATCATTTATTTGTTTTAGAGCCTGAGCCGCAATTTCGTTTTGTTCTTTTTCTATTTGTGATTGCTCTGGTTCTTCAGTCTCTTCATCCGGCATAGGTATAAAATCATCGTCATACTCTTCATCTGATGGTAAGAAATCTTGTTTAGGTGCTTCAGAAATAGATTCTTGAGCAACTTGTTGCATTTTTACCTTTGAGTTTCGTAAAATTACATCTACTTTCTTTAAGTATTGTAGCAATAATGGGCCTAAGCCAAGTTTAACTTGTTTATCTAATATGTTTTTAAGTTCAGGTTCAAGTGCTATTTGTCTTTGAATATTAGGGTTACCATACATACCTAATTTATCCATTGCCGCAACTCCTCCTGCAACAAATAATTTATTTAATGCTGATTTAGATGCATCTTTTCTAGTTGTCTGTGCATAACCACCTGACGCTCCAGTAAAATAACTATTAATTTTGCCATGCTTTCCGGTAAGTTTGTTTTTTTTGATATCTAAAGTTTTAGTAGTTCCACCAATGCCCACACCTAGTTGATTCCAAACACTTTGTAGTGTTAATCCTGTAAGTGGCTTCCCTTCCATATCTCCTTGTCCTGCAGGATAATCCTTAATGTTCCAACCATTAGTTTTTAAATCGTATTCTGCAGTCCCGTCACTTTTATTTGTTCCATTTATATTTCGGATCTCTGCATTTCCAATCCATGGATTATTTTTTTCGTTAGGCTTCCGCTTTATAAGTTGTTCTCTTGTTCCTCTTTTTATTTGATAAAAAGGATGATTATCAGGTATTGGAGTCCAATCTTGAGTCTCTTGATCTATATAAAAATACCTATAACCCTTTTTACCAGTGGTAGGATTGGTTTTAAACTCAACTTTATACTGTTGGCCTCTTTTGTCTTCTTTTAATACTAAGTGATCAATCTTCACTCGATTGCTCCTTCAAATTTTCCTTGATAATCTTTTTAATACCTCTGGAAAACTTTGAAGGGTCACGGTGCTTTATGCTGTTTATAAGCCTATTAGTTAAGTTCTTTGATTCTTCTAATGTATAGTTTCTGTCGATTTGCTCTAACAAGTTGATAGCACTTGCTATAACATGCTCTGCACGGTTTTCAACAACGTAATCTTTGCTTTTGTCGACTGAAATTTTATTCAATTCTTCTAATATGCTTCTATGCTTGGCCACAATATCTCCAGTGGTGTTATACTTTACTACTATTTATCATTAGAAGTCGTTCTTTTTTAAGAATTCGTGCATGTTAAGTGCTTGGTCAATTGTGCTCTTAGGTTCTTCTTCATCTGCTTTAATAGAGTTACTGCGTTTTAATTGATCTACCAATCCTGTTGTAGTCATTGTCATTGCATCTTCATCGCCTTCTTCTAGATCTTCAATACGCAATGTATCTGGACAAAACTTTAAGTCTACTTTACTGCCTACACCACTACTACTTCTTGTTTTCATAAACTGTATTTGATATCTACCACGTTCTCTCATAGCATTACTTGTGAAAATACCTACAACATTATCTGCTGTTTGTATTTTACTAATACCACCTGCAATATGATGGTGATCAAATTCTATTTCTTCTACTGCACCTCTGTTTAACTGCGATGCTGTTACCATTAGCAAATCTCTTTCCATTGCTAAGTTACGCAACTCTTCAGATACATATTTGTCTTTAATAAACAAATCACTGCCACTTACTTTATTACTAATAGGCATCATAAGATCTAAATAGTCAACAAGTAAGCAATCGATCTTTTCTCCACTAGCAATTTCATATTCTCGTAAAAATACTCTTAGATCATTACAATTAACACCATTGGACATTTGTTTTACTCTAAGCCTACCAGCACCTTTGGCTTTCATACGCACTTTTAAGTCCACATCATCCATATTACGCATAACATCTTTTGTGCTATATCCACTGACCATTGCATCTAGACGCATACTTATTAACTGTTCACTAAGTTCTAAACTAATATAAGCAACATTCATTCCTGCAAGTGCCCAATTTACTGCAAAATTCTGTAAGAATAAACTTTTACCTGCACCTGAACCACCTGCAAAGATAGTGATCTCTCCTCGATTAAGTCCGCCATACAGTTTGTGATCTATTCCTTTCCAGCCTGTGCTTATTGCACCTGCTTGTTCCTTGATCCATTGTAGTCTTGCCTTTGGATCTTCAAAATACTCTAATCCTAAATCTTTAACTAGGCCTACTTGGCTTGCTTCTTTAATTTTATTTTCTACAGTTCCATAGTCTTGATTCTCTAATAAATCTGTGCTTTCAATAATTGCTTTTTCTAATGCTTTATGTCTACAAAAAGTTTCAAATTCATTCATAAACCAATTGTGATGATCGACCGTAACATTGGGAATAGGCTCTAGTTGTATGCCTGCTACAGCACTTACTTGTTCTGGAGTTGGAATTGAATTATGTTTTTCGCTATGGCTCTTAAAAAGATCTACTGCTGACCTGTATTTTAAATTAAAATACTCAGGTTGCACGATGCTTTGGCACCTTGCAAACAAGTCTGCATCACTTAATAAGAATCTTAAAAACAGTTCTTGTGTTTCTTCGTTGTAATTTTTTATATCGCTCATAATTTCTTCAACTCACTTAATATATATCTATAAATTTCATAATGCCCATCTTCGTTTGGATGGTTGTCTTCTGCACTTTCAACTAGTGGCCCTGTTCTACCTACAATATGGCTCATAGGTTTTGTAATGTAGGGCATTAACGTCATATCACCATGATGAGACGGAACACAAATTGAACTCATTGCTGTAAACAAAAGTTTTATACCTTTTATTTTGCATAACTTTTCTAAGTTATTACATAATGCTAATATTTCAATTTGTCTTTGCCACTCAGGCACAATTACTGTATTATGCCATACAATATTTTTATGAAAATATACATCTTCTATAGATTCTCCCTTATCATTAAAAAATGTTTGGTCTTTTCTTGTTGTAAACCCTTGCTGTTTGAAAACTTTTATTTCTTCTTCACCTAAAATAAACCTATTAGGGACATAGTTTATATACATGCCTAGATCTTGATGAAAAAATTCTCCTCTATGCGGATTAGACAACTGACAGATTATAATATCTACTTCTTGATTTTTCTGTCCATGACGCATTGCTCTATTCATACACATACGCAATGATCTGTGTGAACTTCCTCCTGATAAAGACTCATTTTCAACACGATATCCATCGTTACTCAGATGCCATGGCCAAGAAATCCCGCCACGTTCTATGAGGGCATTATGTCCATGAGAGAAACTACATCCGTTTACATATACGATCATAGCATTTTACCCTTTACTCGTGCCTTTATCTTGTTGCTAGTTGCATGTTTAATGATACTTGATACTGTGGCCAGCCTTCCATATTTTAAAACGGCATCTGCGGCGTCTTTTATTTCTGCATGCCACGGAGGAAAACTTACTTCCCAATCTAATGCCAATGCTTGTTCTATAAGATCTTTACCAGCATCATCTCTGTCTGGGCATAATATAATTCTTTGCCCTAACTTTTCTATTAGTTGTGCCTGCTCTGGGCCAACACTATTACCTTGTATAGATACTCCGTCTATAAGTATTGCGTCGAATGTTCCTTCTGTAACAATTACAACTTCTCTTTTGCTGTCAGCAAATCTATCTACATTAAATACAAAACCAGGTTGCATGTTGTGTAAGTATTTTGCAGTTTGCTTTGACGGAGGGTTTACATGTCTTGCAGTCCAGCCAACAAGTTCACCATTATACGAAAAAGGAACTACTAATCTTTGCTTATATAATGTGTCATTAAAATACAGCAATGGATATAGACCGTATAGTTCCCTTTGGATTGCGTATTTCTTTACAGCATGATCATTTGGTAAGTCTTCGACTGCTATTACATTCTCAGGTAAATCTACTTTTTTAAATTTTGATAATGAGTAAACATATTCTGTTGTATCTTGTTCTTCTAATAATTCTTGATTTTTTAGAAGTTCTACCTGTAACTTATGTAGTTCTGATTGATCTACTCCGAGTGTTGTTACTAATTCTTTAAATTTTCCACCTAGATGTGGATTCGGTGCCCAACCTGTTTTATAGCCACAGTTAAAACAGTTAAAAGATATTTTAGGACCGCTAGTTATGATGCCGCCTCTTTTTCTATTGTCGCTACACATAGGACAGTTTAATGTAGTCCAACCACTAGGAGTTCTACTTGTATTAACAGGTAAATGATCGAAGACAAGTTTATGCACTTGTTCTACTAGAGAGTCTATATCCATAAGTTTATTATACAGGATATATTTAATATGTCAAGTTAATTTCTTACAAGAATCTTAGTAATTGAACCGGAAGTTGGGTATGTTAAGCATCTAATCCAATTAGCATTAACTGTAAATGTTTGATGATTTAAGTTACTTGTAGATGTAAATGCAACATTAGAAATATTAAACCAATCTTTACTAGCATCGTCATTGCTTGGTGTATTTTCTAAAATGCTTCCTTGTATTAATACATTACCTGTAAAAGTTGCAGGATAAATTGCTACAGAATGTCTTGCATCTGAGAAATTTCTATCATGATTACCATACATAGAACTAGTTGTAAAGATATTTGCACTATCGCCTAACATTGTATTTGCGACTTGCGTAAATACATTGGCTTCTTGTGTAGCAATTGGCTCTATTACTCCATCTGCAAGTATTTCTATATCCATTGATACATCATAATCTTGGCTTGTATATATAGGCATGTTTTTAGTTTCTGCAGAATCTTTAGTAATATATATTTTATATAAACCTTCGCTTATATTAGTCAAGTCACCTTCATTTAAATATAACTTAGTAATTCCGATACTACTTGTATCTTCGCATCGTCTTGAAAGTAGCCTTTTTTTAGTTTGCGGGTTGTAAATGTGTGCCCACAGAGTATCACTAAAAACGTTTTGTAGTTTTCTATCTCTATCGCGTATATTAAAAGTAAGTTCGTTACTAAATCCTTTATATGCTTTTAATTTTCTATTGTTCATAGGTCTGTTGTCCAAATAAAGTGCGTCATCAGTTACCACTAAATCAATTGGGTCGTCGTAAATATATAATTTGTGATTACTGTTGCTCATGTTTTATAACCTTTATGTATTAGTATTTATCTTTCTAGATGCTAAATATCACTATGCAAGAAAAGTATCAAGAAAAATTTCCCTTTATAACAGGTCTGAAGTATGGGGAAGTAGAGTATTTTGGCATTGTTGTAAATTATGATAACTCTATAATCACATTTTACGATTTACAAAAAATAAGCAACCTAGACGAGACCAGGATACTATTAGAACTAGGAGACACATGGTGGTGGGAATCAAATAGAATGATGCCTATTGATGTGTTTCTGCATCACGAAATGAAATTATTCCGCCCTTACTTAACAACATTTATTATGAAAGATGTTACTCACATGTTTGGGCCAATGACTACCTTACAAAATCTTCTTAAGAAAAGAATTAAAAGACGAGGAATACAGTTAGTTAGGAAGTCTGATTAAGGCTTTCTACAATTAAATTTAATTGAACAATAATTGCTAAAGCATAACCCATTGCATGGCTTTGCTTAAAAAAATAATCGTCTGTTTTTACCCAAACTTCTTTTTCAATATCCTTCCAATCCTTTCCAACCAAATATCTTTTACCTGGTCGTATCATTGCAAGTATCATTGCTAATTGTTCTATGTTTTTAGGTTGATGCTGTTTTACTATTTCAAAATGTTTTGCAATATGAAACAGTTGCTCTACTATTTCTTTATGGCTAAACAATTCCCACATCGGCTCTGTTTCTATAAGTCTCTCTAAATGCTCTTCATCGACAATATCTTTGTATATGTGATTGTTGAGAAAGTCAACTTTAAACCAACCTTCTTCTTCTGCTTGTTTGTGATCTATTGTGCTGTAACCTTCTAATGGAAACTTAGGAATGTTTTGAAAGTAGACACCAGTATTGTGTTTAGTAAACTTACCATCCTTTTCAATACTTGCAGGTGTATGCTTGACTAATGCAAGAAAGTCATCTCGGTTAGCCATATCGATGTCTACATCAAAATTAATCTTCACGGAACAATAAACTCCACTTCATTAACTTTTCTTTTTTAACTGCTATACGTCTTTGTATTTGTTCATCAGTAACAAGACCGCCATCTTTTAGAATTTCAATCATACACATAACATCACCAATTTCGTCTTGTAATTGTTTTATATCACATGATTCGTTAAAGCGGATTAGTTTACTACATGCCTGAGTAAGTTCAGCACACTCTTCCATTGTAATAACTAACAGTTCCTCTTGTTTTTTCATATTATATCCCTGCTATCTGACATGTTTTTTTAATTTCTGCTACTTCTTCTTTATTGGCCAAAAATACTTTCATCCAAAATTTAGAATCTATTATTTCTTTTATCATTTCTACTTGCTCAGAAGTAAAACGCCTTAGTAGATCATTGCCTGAGTTACTTAAATACATAACCCACGGCGAAACTTTTGCACTTCTTATATCGTGAACTGCTCTGGGTGTAGATACTTCTTTAAAATATTCACTATAATCCTTATTGTTATCTTTTGCCCATTCAGACAAATAAATTATAGTTCGTTCTAATGCTTTCAAACCCGGTTCTTTCTTAACATATAATAGAAGAAACTCGTCATACATTTTATCTTTGCTCCAGTCTGCTAATTTCTTGCCATTTTTAATTAACCATTCTGCAAACTGCTCTGGTTGTAAATATTCATTTCGAATACAACTTCTTCCAAATTTTGTAAAGCCTTCGTAGTATTGACTCTTTATAAAGTCTTCTTGTGTTTTAGGTTTACTAACAGTAGTATTCATTTCATAAAACATTTGGAACACTCTATAACCCAATCTAGTATGTGTTAAATCTTTGTCTGCATATCTTCTTTTCTTTACACACATATGAGCACTCAGAGTTCTTTCACTCATAAAGTTTTTGTTACACCATTTACAGGTATTACTTTCCAAAGATTTCTTTGATTGTTTTGTCATCGTATCCGTAGTCATATGCCAATGCCTTTAAATCATTATTACTGTTTAACTTAATCATTAATTCTATATCTTCTGGTTTGCTATGCGGATATAAACCATATAAGAATTCTGATATTTTATTTTTCTTCTTTTTAGCATTAGGCGGTTTTAAGTAAGGATGGAATTGTATTTTACCAACCCCACATGCACTAAGTAACAACCACTGTAGTTCAGGATGTTTGCTAACTTCCATAAACTGAAAGTTTACTAATTCATTTGTAAGATATATGTAGTTTGCGGCATCTCTGCCTTGCACACTACTACAATACCTCATCATCATCCAGGCACTAAATGCCTTTTTTTGTTCAGCAGTAAGACGATTGTAGAAACCTCTGTCTTTCTTATCGACAGCCGCCATTATATCTTTCAATGGTATTGCTGGTGCCTTTTTAGCCATTACTCTCCTTCGAACTCAATTAGTGTGCGGACATTATATCCGTTATCCTCTATTATAGCACTTCCTTCTAAATCGGGCAAGTCTATTACTGCCAAAATCAATAAATCTTCTTTAGGTATGCCAAAGTTTTCATGTATCAAATCTGCACAGGCAAGTGCTGTGCCACCTGTTGCAATTAAATCATCTATTACTACTACTTTGCCCTTTATAGGTGATATTGTTTGTATGTGTAATTCTGTTTCTCCATATTCTAGTTTGAATTCTTTACTGTATGTTTTATTAGGCAACTTACCTGGTTTCCTTGCCATTACAAAAGGAATTTCTAAATCTCTTGCTATAGGAGAACCAAATACAAATCCTCTGCTTTCTACACCTATAATAGCATCTGCTTTAAAATCCATACAGTTTGCTGTAAGTTGTATAAGGGTATGATTAAATGCTTCTGGTGTCTCAACTAGTGATGTAATATCTCTAAATTCTATTCCTGGAATAGGATGATCTAAAACAGTTCTAATATGTTTTTTTAAATCCATGGATGATCCTCCCATGGTAAACCTTTTTTACCAAAGTGTCCATAGTTTGTTGTTTTTGTTAAATCTAAATTAAATAAATCAAACTTGTTAATTATTCCTAATGGTGTTAAATCAACATGTTGTTTTATATGTTCTGCAACAACATAATTTATTTTTTTATCTGTCCATATGGTTACTGATGTAGGCTCATGTATTCCTATTGCATAACTTAATTGAACTAATACTTCTTGATATGGATTTTCTTGTAATACTTGTTTTGCAATAGATCTTGCCATATATGCCGCACTTCTATCTACTTTAGTGCAATCCTTACCTGAAAAAGCACCGCCACCATGTGGAGATGCTCCACCATATGTATCTACAATAATCTTACGACCAGTTAACCCTGTGTCACCATCTGGACCACCAATTACAAATCTACCAGTTGGATTAATTAAAAATTCTGTATCTGTTGTTATGTATTCTCCTGCAACATCTTTTATAATTTTTTTAACTTCGTCTCTAACAAATTCAATATCAACTTTTTCTTTATGTTGTGTGCTACATACAATTTTAGCAATATTAATTGGCTTTCCATCACTGCCATAATTAAATGTAAATTGTGCTTTGCTATCTGGTTCTAACCAATCATAGTTGGAATCAATTTTTCTTAATCTCTCCAATGTTTTTAATATTTCATGACTGTAATAAAGTGGATAAGGTAATTTATTACCTGCTTCTTCACAAGCATATCCAAACATAATGCCCTGATCACCTGCACCAAACTCATCTGTGCCTAATGCTATATCAGGTGATTGGCCGTGCAAATTATTTTGTATTTCTACTGTTTCCCAATGAAAGCCTTCTTGCTCATATCCAATTTTTTTTATAGTATCTCTAATAAGGTTAGCAATCCTATCTTTATTAAGGCCTCTGTCGCTTTTGTATTCGCCGGCTAACACGACTTTATTGGTTGTGACTAGTGTTTCCACTGCCGCTCTGTGTTGCTTGTTTCCGTTAATTAGATACGTTGCTACAGTATCGGAAATTAAATCTGCAACTTTATCCGGGTGACCCTGCGAAACACTTTCGCTTGTAAATTGATACATTATCTTACCTCATTTTTATATTTAAAATTTCGTCCCATGTAGCATATTGTTTGTTATGATATGCACCTGCAGGAAACATTGGTGGAGTCCATTCTATTGTTATTGTTCTTAAATAAATGTTTCTAAGCCATACTTTTTTACCGCCTATAGTCTTACATGGCTTCCAAGCAAATATTTTTTTCCATTCGCTATAATGAGGCGTTGTCTTGTCCTTCAAATGTGGATACCTTGTATAAGCAGGATGATTATAGTTCTCCATCCTTTCTCATCTGTTCTCTGATTTTAGTTGCACTAATTTTTTGCGTTTCCTCATCAAGAACTTCCTCTTCAATCTTATAACCTACACCTCTGCCATAAGTAATATTCATAATATTAGGCACAGGATAACATCTAAATTTACCAGCATGTTCGGCCAATGCTATTTCAATGTTTTCACATATCTTATCTACTTGCCAGGGATTGTCATCTGTTAATGGCATATCTCTAACAAGTAATGCTACTTGTCCATGTTTCGCTAATGCTCTTTCAAACAACTTTTGATGTCCTTCATGCCAAGGCTGAAATCTCCCTAACATTTGTGTAGTTGGTTGCTTTGGCTGAAACTCATGATCTTTAATATCAACTGCAAGTAGCCTTGCCCATTCCTCGCATTTTTCTTCTGTCCACCACTCTTCTGCTTTAATTACAGCATTAATTGTAACACTATCTATTGTAGGTTTTTCAAACATTTTATTAGTGTCTTCAAATCTACCTTCTTCAATTGTATCCATCCAAATTACATATTCAGGGACATTTTTTTCACGAAGTTCATTTGTTGGGCAAACAAAGTCTGCTACACCATAATTTCCTTTAGCAACACTTTTGCGGACATAATCTCTCATTCGTAATGATTGGCGTTCTCTACCCTCAGGCGAAAAGTCCCAATCATTAAATGTTTCACGTATTTTGTCTGCGTTGTGCCAATCAGCATTACCTAATATTTCAACTAGTCTTTTTGCTAAAGTAGATTTACCTGAGCCTGGTAGGCCAAAAATTAAAATTCGCTTCATCTATTTTCTCTTTCCCATTCTGCATTTTCTTCAAACTCTGCAAGATATTCATCTAAGTTTTCATGCATAAGATCTTGACTGTCATGCCACTTAGTATTTAACCAGCCAACCTGAGCATCATAACTTTTACCGGTTGTGTCATTATAATCGTAATCACAATCTAATTCTAGTTTATCGTAAAATACAGCATCAACAAATTCACCTAAATTTGTTTCCACAACACCCATTCCAAGTTTAAACTCATCAAAATCTTCATCTGAGTCTACAAACCAAGCACCAAAAGAACCCTTCTCACAACTGTGAAACATTAAAACAGGCACATATTTGTTGCCGTCTTCATCTTCTTCGTTTATTACTTCTGGCTCATCGTCTGTGCTAAAGTATCCACCTTCTCTACCATATACATGAATGGCTTCCCCTTCATATACTTCTTTATCATAGGACCAATCATCTGAACCATCTGCTGGAACTTCATATACTGTAAAGCCTCCATCTGCGTAGGCACTATTAATGTGTTCAAACCCATCATTTTCCCACATATTGAAGTAATCGTCTTCATCTGTAGCAGGACCTGGAGGAGTATTAGGATCTAATAATGCATCTGCAGGTTCGTCCTCTTCTTCCCAACCGCCTTGATCGGATTCTAATACAGCATCAACTAACGCACTGGTGTCATCTAGTTCTGCGTAATAACTGACAAATGCTGGATTTACTTCTCCTAAAACAAGTTCTCCTCCGTATCTGCCGCCTTCTATTCTAAATTTTCTTTTTGCCATAATAACCTCCTATAGCATATCAGCAAAATCAATATCTTTAATTTTATTTGCTTCTTTTACAAACATGACGCATTTAGGTTCATGCCCATCTTCTAATGGAACTACTAGTAAATGCCCATTCTTTAATTTTGGAAAATACCATTTTACATCTTGATAGACGTTAGTAATTTGTATTTCCTCCGCTCGTGGCATCCAAGTTTTTAATGGATTTAAAACTGGTGCTACAAAACCTCTATTGTTTAAACTTGATAGTGGCATAACTTCTATACCATCAAAATCTTCATCACTTGTAAGTATACTCCAGTCCATAGGCATTTGGATTTTAAATCCGCCTATGTCTAAGCATATTGCTGGTGCATAAAAACTTTCCAAAAAGATTAATGGTAAAAAGAAGTAATCCATATACTCTGGATCACCTGCATCAAAAATGCAGTATCTTATATCATCTATCTCATCTGGAACACTATCTATATCGTAACTATAATTCTCTAATGTTAATATTTTCATTTATATTCAACCTTTGTTACCTTATGTCTAAAGTTCTGTTCTTTATAGAACTGCTTTCTTTTTGTAAGGTGTCTTTTACTATACTTTAAATTGCTCGTGATGTCAACCACTTGCACATAATCTTTGTCCTCTGCTTTACGAATACCTCTTCCGATACTTTGTATTACACGAACAAAACTCTTTCCTGGCTCTAACATAACAAGGTTAAATATCCTAGGTATGTTAATACCAACAGCGGCAACACCATATGTTGCAACAATAACTTTATTGTCCATCTCACTAATTTCTGCATATTCGTCTTGTCTATCTGTGGTTTTCATTTTACCACTTACAAATACCCAATCGTCGTTTCTTTCTATTAGCATCTCGCCTGTTTTAATTCTGTCTATCAATACAAGTGTATTACCACTTGTTGCTAAACCTTTTATAATCTCACTGATGTGATCAATGCGTTTATTATCAGTAAGGAGCCATTTTAATTCTTGTGCATAACTATTAAATCCTAATACGCCATCTTGCAATTGAAAAATATTTACATCTAAATCTGCTAATACACCTATATCTTGTAATTCTTTACTGCTAAGATTTCCAACTACAGGTCCTAAACTACAGAATGTGCTAACTGCTTCGTGATCGTCTTTGGGAATAGTTCCTGTTAAACCCCAACGAATTGGAACACTAGCAAACACACCACCTAATAAATTTCTTAATACATCTGCTTTTGCTTTATGCACTTCGTCGACCATAATACATACTACACCATCTAAGAATTCTTCTATTGGAAATTCGGCTTCGTGTGCTTTTGTTTTCTTCTCTAATATACTTAGACTTTGCCATGTGCAAATAGTGTGTGTTTTGTTATATTCTTTTCTATCTCCAAAAAATACACCTACATCTAAACCTAAGTTTTTATAATCTTTTTCTGTTTGCACTACTAAATCTTTGTTAGGAACAATTACAATAGTTCTACCATATGGTTCACATTTATGACTTAAAACTGCTGTTACTAATGTTTTACCAGCACCTGTGGCCACTTCTTGTAGGCATTGAGGATTTTCTAAAAATTTATTAATAACATCTACTTGATAGTCTCTTAAAATAATTGGAGTTCCTGCAACAGGATGTCTTGGAGGCCAAGCAATATGCTCATAATCGGTCTGTTCTACTTTGTTAAAATTAAAATTCCAAGATTTACGCAAATCTTTTACTTCTATATCATATCCATCATTTGCAACTATAGGTAAAAGTCTTTCTAGTAAATGAAAATATGTTCTACCGCCAATGTCACAAAATCTAATACAACCGTCCCATCTTCCTAATTTATAAGCAGGCATATGATATGCATACGGCAAAAAGTATTTTACTTCATCTGAAATTTTACGCCTAGTTTTAACATCAAGTCCAACAAACCTAACATTAACTTCGTCTCTAATTTCTAATACACATTTATTCATGCGGTTGGGTTCTCTGAATATTGTTATCGGGTGCCAGTCTAGCAGGAATAACTTTGTCCATGTTACATTTTGCACAACATCTATCTGCTGGGTTGTCTGAAAGTGGTTGAGGGTTGTGTGATATCATAAAGTCTTCCATAACTTCATCACATAAACAACATTGTAGCCAATCCATTTTCATATTATACTACCATTTATACCCAAGTGTCAAGTAATATTCTGTTCCTTGTGTATTATACATTGGAACAACTTCAACAACTTCGTCTGTGAGGTTTTCTCCTTTGAATGACAATGTTATACCATTTTCAAATACTTTAGTTATATATAAGTCTACTTTTTGCAGGTCTTCTAAAAATTCTTGACCTTCCATTAATACATCATATTGTCCGGGTGCTCTATCTAACTGGACTGCATACTTTAACCTTACATTTACGCCATTATTAAATGCATGAGTAAATTGTAATACTCCAATATATTTAGGTATTCTTGTTTGTTCTGTGTCTGTGTATTTTAAACTTACAAACATTGGACCAAAGTTATTACTATACCTTAAACCTTGTGTTACATAGGCTCCTGTGTTGATGTATGTTGGTGAATTCCATATTGATGTTGTAGTAGTTACATTTTTATATATACATCCAGGAAGATCAAATGTTGCTTCGTCGTTATCGTTCCAATTCGGATTTAACACACAAGATACATAAGTTGGATCTGGTGCTTCAGGATTTGCTCCTATTAAATTTAAGGTTTTGTCACTATCTAATACAGTAGATGTAGTATTAATATCTGTGTTATATCCAGGAATATATTCTATTGCTTCTTGGAAATCGTATCTATAAACACTAATAGCACCATAGCCTATTTCTATGCCAACTGCTTCTTCTGGCATTAATTCAGCATTTCCTTCAACATAACCGTCACCATTAAGTTCATATAAGTTTGGCCTTCTAAAACTATTGCCGATATTTACAAACCATTCGCCTTTACTTATACCAAGTCTAAGAGCATTTTGATCATCGTTTCCTACTCTTATACCAAAGTTATAATCTAATATAAATTTAGCATTAGCAGAAAAGTATAGTCCAGCATTTTCGTCTGTGTATTTTTCTTCTATTTCAGTAAGAGTATACACACCGTTGCCTACTGTTTCACTAGTAAATTCGCCTGTGCCTATATAGATACCTGTCCACATTGGTCTACTTTTGTTTGTATCGTCTTCAGCATACCATATGCCTGGTTCTGTGTTTTCTGTTTCTACAACTGTAGATCCTTCAATATTTTGCCAACTGATAGTGTTGTAATAGATCTTCTCCATATCAACACCAAATGCAACATTTATTTTATTACTAAGATCTAAATTGCTACCAAATCTTGCAAAGTCTCTAAAACTCTCATTTGAATAGGTTGGGTCTTCAACCGTGAAATAGTCTGCATTATTATAGTTACGACCTATAGTCATAAAGTCATTCCTAATTGCTATGTTGTATCTTTCGCCGTCTTGTAAACAGTCATTGCTTTGCCCAAAATCATAATCATAACAATTATCATAGTCGTATTCGTATTCAGTAAACTTACCTACAATAGTAAAGTCGCCTACGTCAACATTTAATCTTGCTGTCCTGTTTTTATAATTATCTATTTCTTCGTTATCGTTTCTTACACTACCCATACTGTCATCAAATGTAGAAAATTCTATAAAATCTGTTGGAGCAATTCTTATATATGTAGGGTCAGCATCTTCAGTTCTAACTGTAATACCATGTTCAATAGTATCTTGTATTAATACTGTTCCTGCCATACTGCCTGAACCATATAGCACACTATTAGAACCAGTAATAACTTTTACTGTTTGTCCGTTAGCCATATCATGACCAAAGTCATACCATCCTGCTCCTGGGTCATTTGCTGGTATTCCATTTACGAATACAGATGTATGGTTTGTTTGTGCTCCACGTTCTGCAAATCCAATAAATCCTCCATAACCACCTGCATTATAAGTAAATCCTGGAAGTATTGCACTTATAATTCTACTGCTTGTAATTGGGTTTGCTTTAATTGTTTTTTCTTGTTGTGCTGTCACAACAATTTCTTCTATATCATCTGCAAATGCCCATGCAGTAAAAAGCGGTAAAGATAATATAATTGCAATCTTTAATATGTGTTTGTAAAAAAATTCTTCAAAATTCATTTTATCTCCAATTTAAAATAATATTATACATTCTTTTCACTATAAGTCAAGCGGAAAAACATTATTTTCATACTTTTCTATGTCGGTGTTAATCAGTATCTTTTGGTTGTGTTTAAGTATTGGCATCATATCCCAATACATCTCATGTAACTCCTCTAATGGTTTATTGTTAAGTTCTCTTACAACGTCCATTATCATTTGAAGTTTTTTGTTTCCATTTGTTTCATTATCGTAATCTTCATTCCAATAATTACTAAATGTTTTAAACCCCCAACTTTTTAAATACTCTAATGTTCCTGAGCTAGAATATAAAATTTGAGGATGTAAATAAAGCATGGGCCTTGTTGTTTTTTCAGTAATAAATATTTCATTATGAAAACGCCTAAAGTAGTCATCTAATCCATCTTCACAGAATTCGTTACAAAGGTGCACACATTCGCCACTTTCTGTAGTTACAGTAAAGTAACAATCATCATATATGTAACTGTAATCTCCTGTTTTATTCCAATCTGTTAATACACTTGGGTCGTGTTTGCTGTCAAATATTTTTTTATATACCTGTTCCCAATTTCCTTTTAGATCAAATTGGATAGGTAGGATATCTTTTAGTTCTTGTGGAATAGGGTATTGTTCTTCTATTGGATAATGCATACCTTGAAAATAATGGAAACTTATAAGATTGTTTTCTGTATCTAATAAGTTGTTCTTCCACATATAGTGCAGGAATGCTATCCTGTGCTGTATGTTTAAATTAGCATTCAGACAATTAAACTTTTTTGTTCTTAAATTAGTATGTGTTTCTTTTGGAAATTTTAAAATATCAAAATACACATTATTTTTTTCATATAGCCAAAGTCCAAAATCAGTATGTCTTAGTTTTATTTTATCTTCGTTTGGTCTGTATATAGAGTGCCATGTGTTGTATGACTTTTCTAATGTTGCGGCTCCGCCATGATATGTAATATTAGATAAGGGTATATTATACTTGTTTGCAAAATTATGTATTGCATCAGCAAACCATTTATTGTCTACTACCCATAAGGTCCCTTCTTGAGTGTATTCAAAATATACATGTATATTATCTCTGCGAGGATTCTCTTTGCAGTATTGTTGTAAATCTGAGGTTAGGGTTTCAGTAAAATTTTCAAAGTTCCTACGGCTACGTTCTTCACACTTATTGAGTCTGTAAAAGAATGTTACCCTATCATTATGTCTTCCATTCCCGCTGTTCTCAATCTTGTTATGTGTCCTATTTGCCATTGCTTTGTATCTAATCCTTTCATAATGCCTAGGTATTTATTACGCAAAAGAGAAAACTGATTTGTAAGATGTGTTAAATCTATAACACTTTGTTCACTATCTACGAACTTTTCTGCGTCTCTACTAGAGAGTTGCCTATTATAAGATTCTAGAAATTTACGAAAAGTTTTTGATCTTTCTTTACGCAATTCTATATTTAAATGTTCGAGAATTGCTTCAATCTCTTGTAGTTGATTGAAGCGAAACTCTGTAATACCGGGAAGAGAAGCACTGGCTTTTTCCAGGCTTCCCTTTATTCTGCATTCATACTTGGCGTCTTCTAGTTCGTTCTCATAGTAAGCAATGGCATCAACCATTTTGCTTAAATCAGATACTACCTCGTTATACCAAGTTGCCATTTATTCCCAATCCTCATCTTCATCATCGTTTTCCTCAAGTAAGTCAAAGTGGCTAACTAATGCCGCCTTCATTACTGAATCAAATTCCATGATGTTGTCTTCAACTTCAGAAATATCAACGTTATCATCAAATGTTCTAACTAATGTTTCTGCAATATTAAGACGTTCTTTTTTAGGGATATATGATTTTATATTATCCCAGGTTTCAAGTAATAATGCTACTTCAGGACTCATCTGCGTATTCCTCTTCAGTTGGTTCTAAGTCATTTAGGTCAACATCTTCATCTGGTTCAATTTCTTGAACTTTAGGATTTTGACCCCATTCATCTATAATTACCTGAAGTTTGTCTCCAGTCCAGCCTTTTCTGAACTCTTTGATTTCCTCACCTGTTACAGGGGAAACATAAGAGAGTTTATTACCAACTTTATCTACAATACCTTTAGATTCAAGCATTTCCAATAGGCCACTATATGGGTCCATGCCAGTCTCGTATGGTATTTTAATTTGAACGCCTTCGAACGGTTTGCTGTAACGTGATTTCATTACTTTACAGGCCGCTCTAATTCCTTGCACCGTGCTAACTTTGTTGCCATCTAAATCTTCTTTTAATTTAAGTTTTTTCATAGCAACCACAATACTACTTGCATAGATAAAGCCTTGACCGCCTGATATTTTATCATCAGGGTCAAACATATCTTGCGATGCATAAGTGTGATTAGTTGCCACAAGTGCTATTGGAAAAGGAGCAATCTGGTTGACTGTGTTTCTAACTAAGGCTGTTAATGCCTTTGGTTTTCTACCCATATCACCCTTCATGTCACCTTTCTCAAATTGAGCAACGTCAGTTGGTGTTAATAACATTCCTAAACTATCTACTACAAACACTAATTTAGGCATATCTTCGTAAGGAAGATCGCTGTAGTTTGCTTTATAGTCTTTTAAAAATTCTGATATTGCTTTAGCAACATCATCGATCATTGAAACACTAATTTTTAATAGTTTTTCTGGACTTGTATCAACGTCTAATGCTTGAAGCCATTGCTCGTCAAGTGCATTTTCAGAGTCAAATAATACTACTTGACAACCGGCATCTTGTGCATTTTTTACAATGTTTCCAGAACATATAAACGATTTACCAGAACCTGATTCACCTGCAAACACACTAACTTTACCTAGTGGGATACCTCCTTGGAAGTCCCCACTTATTAGGTAGTCTAGTGTTTTGTTACCAGTGCTGATCCAATCCCTAGGGTCATGGAAACCAGCACTAATACCAGATATGCTTTTAGTGATTCCAGTTCTAAACTTTGTTAAGTCAAAAGGTTTCTGCATAATTTTCTCCTTAAGACGACTGTCTGTTTCTGATCATATTCAGAATGTCATCAGCCGACTTTTTGCCAACATCTTCACTAGCAGGTGCTGGTGTAGGTGCAGGTTCAGGTGTCTCAGCAACTGGTGTTGCCGGAGCAGGTGTTTCAACTACAGGAGCCACACTCTCTGTTGCAGGCTGTGATACTGCTGGAGCAGGTTGAGCCGGTGCAACTGTTGATTGTGTTTGTGTTCCAGATACTTTAGGAACGTCAAGTCCATAGGGTTTGTAAAACTGACCCCATTTAGCAGGATCATATAACTCCCCATCTACTGATGCTTGGAACATTTCTGCTATTGCTTGAACGCCTTCTGCTGTTGGTTTAGCAGGTAAGAACTCATTCAGATTAAATAGTCCATGTGTATCAATTGCCGCAAGTTGTTCTTCAGTAAGAGCACTTTCTTTTCTTGCCCACTTACTTGTAGAATAGTCTGCGTATTGACCTTTGGTTGTTTTTGCTAAACGGAAATCTGTTCCTGCTACATAATCAGTTGGAAGGTTTTCCATTTCTGGATCCATCAATGCTGATTTAATAATGTTAAAGATTTGAGGTCCAATAACAAAACGTCTAATTGGATTCTCTGGTGAATCTTCGCTGAGAGGATTTTCGTTTACAAAGCCTTGGAAAATGTATGAACGTTTTTTCCAATACTTTCTACCCATATCTTCAAGACTTGAGTCTTTAAACCAAGGACGAACCTCAGTCAATACAGGGCATGTATCACCCCACATTTCCATGCAAGGAACTTGAACGGTAACAGGTTTCTGTTCTCCGCCAGCCACTCCTGGGAATGTAAGTCTGATCATTTGTCGTTCTACCCAAAAGAACGTGTTGTTTGGATCCGAGTCAGGTAAGAACCTAAGAACGGTGCTTGTTCCTTCGTCGATGTTCCAAAAAGGGTATATTGCTTTATCGCTTTGAGCGGGTGAACTACCAGGTTTTGATTCCATTGATTGTAGTTTTGCTCTGATTTCTGCTAAAGATGCCATGATGTTTCTCCTATAATGTATGCCATGTGCGTAATATTTTTATATTACTTTCTTATATTAATGCCAAAATGTAATCTTGTCAACCTATTTTTGTAAATAAATTACCAAAATTACAATAATGTAACTCTCTGATTGTCCTAGGACAATTTTTAAATTACAACTTTATTTATTAAATGCTATTAAAAATCTACTGAAAAACGGTCCATATACTTCTCAAATGATTCCATATGAGTCATTGGTTCGCTTTGCACAGCAGGTCCGTTGCCTGCACTTAATAATGAACTTTTGATTGCTGTGTAATCAAAGTTGCTCATTCTGCCTCCACTACTAAGACGTTTACCGCAGTCACGTAAGTAACCACCTAACTTTTCGTCTCTAGCACTGAAGCCTAATTGACTAACCTGATGCCCTAATTTGGCATGAGGTGTATCAAACTGTAATAATTCTGTTTCTTTAAGCATGTCAACTGCATTATTAAAGTTTTCATTTTTAATTGCTTTAATAATGTGTGATTCAAATGCTTTTCTTTTTAAATTTAATGTTCGTAAGTTATCCATTACGTTTGCAACTTTACTATCAAAATGTGTTTCAGTAAACAAAGATTGGATTTCGGAGTCATCTTCTTCTAAATTAAATTTTTCTTGTGATGAAATACTTTCAACTGCTGTTGCGTATGTTTTTGCACCTTGTAACTTTTTAAATGTTTCTTTAATGTTATTAATGTTTTCTATTGCTAGATCTACATATTCTGCATTTGCTTCGTTAACGATATTAGATCTTCTTACATAAACAATAAATTCACGCAACTTAGTTAAGTCTTGTGCCATGTTAATTATAGATTCACCAATGCTATCATATACTTCGCCACCTTGTTGAACATGGCGAGCCATTGCTCTAGCCATTGCTAAATTGTTTTCAGGTAGTTTAAATCTTTCGTCGCCACGTTGTATGAATACATTTTGTATATTCCTACTACGAGAGCCTCTTACTTCTTCGTCTACTGCTTTTTTATGCTTCAATACTATCTTTACGTTCTCTAAAGGTTGATAACTTGTTTTAGTTGAACCTGACAGTTTACCTAGACTAGCCTCCATAACTTCTGCCATATCTTTCTCCGAATTTTTTTCTGCATCTTGTAATTCACCTTTTGCTTTTAATCTTTTACCAAACACATTATAGTCAAAGTTCATTAAGTAATCTTTACTTAACTCTTTTAACATTGGTCTAATTTTATGATCTGTTAGATCTTCGCTTGTATTTAAAATAACTGAATTTTTATTTAAATCCAATCTAACTAGTATATTTGGTTCATCAACAACAAATCTTGTGCTTTCTTGCGGGTTGATTTCGTTGTTGCCTTGGACGTCAAATGTTTTAACTTCAAAGCCAAAACCTTTCATAAGGTTAAATATTTTTTCTGAAACTTGTTTTTTATTAGTTGCCATACAACTATTTATCTAAATTATCCCAACTGGCATCGGACCATCGGCATCATCATAATCATCTTCGCTAAATCCGGGGCCTAAACCACTGTTTATTTGATCATAAACTTGTTCTTCAAATGTGCCTATATATTGAATCATTCTAACAGCAATAACTAAAGACATTACTAAGTCATCGTATTCGCCTGGTTTGGCGGCAAAACTGTTTGCTCTTGATACAAAGTTTTTAAGTTCTGATACAAGCATTTTACTTTTAAGTTTTATCTTATCTTGTTCTACTAATCTTTTTAGAAATAAACAACCTTCCATTTTGCTTTTATGTGTGGTATGAAAACCTTTGCGTCCTTTCTTACCTTGTATTCGTTTAGGCTCATGTAAAAAATCACCTGGAAATGTTTCCTCACCTGTATCTCTAATAACCACTAAAGCCGCTTCGCCGATACTATTGTTCTCTACAGACCAATATAATTGATCGCATTTACATTCTTTAAGATACATTAGTATATCTAGCATTGCTTTCATTTGTCCTTCTATAGGTGTCTTATTATGACACCACTCTGCTATCTGTGTCATTGTTGAAAGTTCTAATACTTGTATAGCCGCATTATCGCCACCCGTTCCCGAACTAGGATCTAATGCTACAACAAACATTGAGTTTGGATCTGGTTGTTTATACCATCGTGTTTGTCCCATTCTAAGACTTGGTTCAACACCTTTTATTTCTAAAAGTTTTAAAGAATCGATAAGAGTTTCATCGTATATAATAAATTCGCATTCGTGTTCACGTCTAAAACGTTCTTCTCCTATCCTACCGCGTTCTTCTGTTGCCCAACCAGGATCTCTATCTGGATGCTCGTCCCATTTAGCAATCATTGGTTTAAACCCGTTGACTCCTACTTCTTGTTCATTGCCATGTTCGTCAAACAGTTTGTTCGCTTGATTCCAGATCATAGCAAATGTATCATCATCACTGTTTGGTGTGCTTGTAATAATACATTTACCACCTGTTGCTAATGTTGGTGATAGTGAGGTCCAAAATTCTTTGGCTATTCTATTTGGCACAAATGCAAACTCGTCTAAGTATACCAACGAAAGTGACATACCCCTACCAGTATTTTCAGTTGTTGTAGCACTTATTATTCTACTACCGTTATCCATTGTTAGAGAGCCTTTGTTGTATTCTGTTACACCGGCTCGTATATGATTAGGGACACTTTCGTATGCATATCTAATACGTTGCATAATTTCACTGGCACCTGCTTGTTTGTGTGCCGCAACTAATATTGTGCTGTCAGGTTTAAACATTGCATACCACAACAAATAACCTGCGGCTACAGTGGTTTTACCCATCTGTCTACCCAGCATGTTTATACTGTATCTATATTGGTTGTAATTTTGGACTAATCCTTTTTGATAGTTAAAAGGTTCAAACTTTATACCGCCTTTAGTAGGATGCTGTATTTTCATGTGCTGTGTCATAAAATGCATAGCACCTGTTTCTTCATTACAGCAGTCTTCAAAGTCCTTTAACTGTTCTGCAGACATAGGAACTTTTTTAAAGCCTTGCTTAATTAAACTGGTATCTGCTGTTCCTCTTGCCATATTAGTATTTAGTTGCCTAACTGTATAATATCAGATGTTTTATGTAGATTATTCTTTACTACCCAATCAAATATAAAGTCTGCAATACGTTTATGCCCTATTGCATCTGGGTGGTTATTAAATGGCTTTTCTGACCATTCAGTTCCATGTTTTGTTCCTGAATATGTAGTCATAGGTATAAATTTATTATCTTTATATAGCGATCTATACTTTTGGTCTACGAATCTAGTAAACTCTTCTCGAGTGCCACCTACCCAATACATTAGGTATTTAATGTTTCTTTGTTCTAAGTATTGTTGTGTGTTTTTTATCTCGGTATATGCGTATTCTATAAAAGGCATAATATTAATATTTTTATCCTTTGTCCATTCATATAAGTTATTGTTGTGGGCATTTAAATTTTGTTCGCCAATGTTATCTTTACTTACAAATATAAATTCAGGTTCTTGTGGTGCGAGGTATTCTTTAGTCTTTCTAATCCACACAGTTATATATTTTTCGTTAGGATCTTCGTTTGTAAACCATTCGCCAGACATAAATGATACAGGTATTACATACTCTCCTTTAAATTGTCCAGTTGTTATTTCAACAGGATTAAACAATTTATATACTGGTAATGTGTATTCTACACAAACAAATAGATCTTTAAATGTTTTATATCGTTGGTAATATTCTTCACAAAACCCATAAGTATCTATGGTTGACATTCCAATTGGTTTGCCTATTAGGGAATGATTCCAAAGTTCTGATGCTGACGTTTTTTCTGCAAAATGGTCAACCCAACTCTTCATACCGCTTTCTTTAGTTACTGAAAATTCGTGACCTTTGCCCCAGCCACTGGCGTGACTACATCCATTTATGTATAAATGATTTAACATAAAAAGTATTTATTTGTTACGAGGAAAGTTTGTCTTGTAATTTCGCTTTAAGGCTGTTAAAGATTGCATTCTTATCCATGTCTGGAGTAATCATTATCATCTTTGGAGTGCCTTGTGGCTCATCATCGCCGCATGGTGCGTCAACTTCTTCTTCATCATGGTCATGACCTGAGCATTCACATTCGTCTGCTGGTGAACCGCAACTGTCACATGTTTCTTCTTGTGGAAGCAACAATTCTTCTTGCTCTGGATCTTCATCATCTGCTGATGCCTGCATAGTAGGAAGTTCTAACCCTGCTAGTTTCATAATCTTAGCAAGTTCTTCCATATCGTCTGCACTTGCATCTACAGTTATAGAACCTTTATCAGTATTTTTTGATTGTCTAAAAGTAACTGAACCTTCTGCTTTTTCTTCTGGTGCCATATAACCTAAATCTTCTTTTAAACCTGCTAGTTTCTTGAGGTCACTTAAATCAACTGACTCTTTTTCCATTTCTGGTTCCATTTCTGGTTCCATTTCTGGCTTTTCGCCTTTGCCGATATTTTTACCTAAAAATGATTTTGCTGTTTGTTTTAATTTAGATAGGCCTGATCCGCCCATTTCTAAGAAATCAGTTACTACTTGCATATATTTTTTTAATGCTGGAACTAAATTAGAAGGAATACCTTCATCTTGATCCATACGATGCATTGCTTGTTGAACTAAACTTGCATCTTTTGGTTCTAAGTATTGGCCTAATATTGCCATACTAATTGCATTCTCAGTCATAAACATTTGAATTGCTTCGTCTTCTCTTAATGATGTAAGATCTACTGACTCGACTGGATTATACATTCCTGTATCTTGAGATTGTCCTTTTTGCGATGCTACTGCTCTTTTTGTTAGTTGGATAAGTTGTTGGATCATTCCTGCTTCTATAATAGGATTAATCAATTTTAAAAAGAGGCCTAACTGTTGAGATTTATTACCTGCTAGTTGCTCACCTGTTGCCGCGGCTTGTAATGCCTGCATTAAGATAGGAAGATTAAGTCCGCCTAGGCTGTCATCTGCTACTCTACCTTGTGATTTAACTTTCTGTAAGTCGCCCATTGCTGGGTTTTCATTTATCTTAATATTTGACATTATCCTGCTCTCCTGGCACCTGCACTCTGTGTTACTCTAGATACCTCTTTAGTGCCTTCAGCACCTTTACCCATATTAGGTGTTCCGACAATATTGTCGTATGTAGGTCTTAGAGCATCTCCCATAAGTTCATCTTTTGAAGGATAATTACGGAAGTAATCTGCACCTTTTTCATCTTTGATTTTTTGGAGTTCTTCTAAGAATTTTTTATTATGTTCTTCACCAAATAATGCAACATTAAAGTCTAAGTCAGCATTTTCGTTTTCGTAATGTGCTTGTTCTTCGTTATTAAGTTCTGCATCTTCATGAGTAACAAATCTATCTTTGTCAGCCTCATGTCTTTCTTCGGCCATATCACTTTCAATTCTTCTTGGATCTTTAATACCATAACATAATACACGTTCATGGTCTAATCCTAAGTTTACTGCTAACCATACTTCTAAAATTCTATCATTAACAGGATATTTTAACACTATGTCTGTGCTACTTACTTCTGAAACCATTTGAACACCTTTGGCTTTTAAAAATTCCATAGGATTTTCTTCTATTGGTTTTCTTTTAAAGTCTGAGATACTTACAACATTATATTTTGCAAGGCAAGCCTCAATAATATCCATGTGTTCGCTTGTGCAGTTACAGGCCAACTTGACTCTGTAGCCGTATTCTTTGTTAAATGATTCTGTTAAATAATCTTTGAATTCCATTGTATAAACTCCTTTACACACTTATTTATCATTTTTATTAATTATTTTTAAAAGTTCGTTCCTGTCATATAGTATATTTCCGTCTGCGTTAATATCTCCACCTTTTCCGGTATTACTATCTAATCTAGCCTTTTTAATCATTAAGTCTATTTGCTGTAACTTAGCCTTTGTTTTAGTATCACTGGCATCTAAGGCTATCTTTAACATATTACTTGCCTCTGCAAATACTTTACCAGCCGCCATATCACTAACATTCATGCCTAGACTCATAAGTTGTTTATAACTGCTAAGTGCTTCTTTGGCAATGTCATTCATTTCATGTTCATGCTCCTCTAATCCTTTTACATCTTTAAATGCCATATTAATTTTTTCGCTGACACTTAATGCATCTTCCATAGCAACAATTTCTTGTTTTGTTTCTTCTATAGAAGGCACTTCTTCCGGATTTTCTTTTGCAAGAGCCTCGTCTAAAGGCGGTAAATTAAACTCTTCTTCTAATTTCTTTGTCATACTACTATTTATTTAACCAATAAGAGTATTGTCTTTTGAAGCGGTGTGCTATAAATGTATGCTCTTCTTCAGTATGGTGTGTTACTGCCCATTTAAAAAATTCTGATGTTAATCTAGTTTGGAGCATTGGGTAGTGAAAGTGTTCTCCCGATATATACTTTATTGTATTTCTCGAAGAAGGATTAGGATAAAACGGATATACAAAACATAGGTTAATGCTGTTGTCATCGCAATATTTTTTTAAGAACATTAGATTTGATAACCTATCGTGTATATACTTAAAGTCTGCATAATATTTAAGATATGTGAGAAAACCTTGTTTATGTTTACCTGTTATTTCATCAGTATCAAACCATACATTACTCCTAATTTTTCTATAAACCTTTTCTGACATATCGTCAGCATCGTCTTCTTTTTCACTTGTCCAGTGAATATGCTTAATATAATCTTTATCTTTGTATAACGTATCAAATTCTGTATGATCAGCAAAACGTGGAGAGTCCATTGGGTCTGCTTTATTAACCTCTACAATATCTCTATAGAAATTTGTAACAAAAAATATACAATGTGTATAGTTACCGGACATTAGTTCTTGTAATGTTACAAGAGACGTTGTGCTTATATCCGATCCACCAATGCCAACAGACACAGCATTTTCATCTAAATGCTGGCACCAATGTTTAAAAAGTAAATTTTGTCTGAACCCTTTTCCCAGGTTTGATTCTGGATAATCTATATACGTTCGAGTTTCAATACATTGGAAAGAATGATCTGGAAATTGTGCAAAACTATCACCGCCTACTAATAACTTCATGCATTTATTTATTTGCTTGTAATTGCCAAACATTTAGATGCTGGTCGCCTCTTACTAATGCGGCTGTAAATCTACCTACACCAAAATCTATTGCGCCATCTACCATTACACTAGGTCTTGCTGTAGAAGGGTCCATTTTAGAATATTGATCATATCGTTTAGGATTTTTTTCAAAGTTTTTATTTACAGATTTAGGTATTTGAGAATTTGGATGATTTTGCTTTATCTTATATAAAATATCTTGGGGCAAATTTTTCATTTGATGTATGTTATCTTTATGCTTTAATAATGTTTCTACAGGCATCTTTACTGGTTGTGGCTTAACTAATGTTAAGTTGTTTATATATTCTACAGCGTCTTTGCCACCATTAGGGTCCAACATAATCCATTCATCTTCTATTTCTTTTACAAGTCCTGCAGGCCATTTTTTGTCTATCATTATTTTTCTTATAATGTGCCTATGGTCAATTGAATTTGCTATCTCAACTATTTTCATTTACGTTTCCTAGCAATTCTTTTTGGCTTTCGAGGTTTATTATTTTGGAATATTTGGTCTTCGTTTATTACTTTAAAACGTATTCCTTTACGTTTGCACCATTCTTGTGCCGCAGTCCACTTAGCGGCATTTACGGCAGTTTGAAATGCTTGTCCTTGTGTTCTAGCACTTTCCATTGTTGTTTGATTACGAGGTTTGATCTCTATAAGTTCAACGTGTTGCGAACCATTTTTATCTGTGTATTGAATCATAAAGTCCGGAACATAGTTTGAATATTTTCCTGTTGCAGGATT